GAGAAATAAAACAATATTTTTTATTTTTATCAAATTTTAGTAATTTTTTACTAGCCTAGTAATATATTACTAAAACGTTGTTCAATCTTTACATCCTCAAATCACAAAACTCGTCCATTACGACTGGTTTTGAGGACATAATATCGGACCATCCTCTTGTCATCAGGCTTCGAAACTACTAGCTTTTTATTGCAATCGATTGTCGAACAGCCTCTCAACTCACCTGTCATCAACATATAATGGCAGCACTTCTGATGATTACACCTACCGATATCTCTCCAATAAAAACATCCTACACAACTATTTTTACTTGCCATCTCAACCAACTCCTTAAATTCAAACATAATTTTAATAAAACGAAGAGTCCATGTAAGACTCCTCGTTTGCATTACAAATCATCCCAGAAAATGTGTTTTCCGGAAATTAGCAACGTTGGGGTCGCTAATATATCTAGTATTACTGTTAACCACGTGCAACGATCTTCTATTGTTAAGATCGCTGAACAAGCTAACATAAATACCGCTAACATCAGCATAGTCCCATCAAGTCTTTTTCCGTTCATAATAAATTCCTCCTTAATGAAATGTTCTTCATAAAGGAGTATGTATTAATCGCGTGTATCTTACTTTATATCATCCTCGTCCGAATTAACCGGATAAACGATCTCAGCGCCATCTTCTTCATCCTCTGAGTCATCTACGTACTCAAAGAAGCACTCATCATCTTTAAATCCAACAAGGCCACGTATAGACCCAAATAGACCCACCACAATGAATGCAACAGCCGGTGTAACATCCTTGGCAATGGGATCAATCTTAACCATACACCAGCCAATAAGTACGCCGAGCACAATCATCGTCAGACCCTGAAAGAATAAACTCATATCAGGAAGTCGCGCCGGTTTTTTAGATTTTAACACTCTTACTTTCCATCGTTTCATATTAACCCTCCTCTGTAATGATATGGCCGCCCGTTTCCAGCATGCTTATCACCACCAATTGACTCATTAGGAGCATACCCGCGCTCGCGCAGATAGCCCTCGAGCGAGTCAATACAATCGGCATTAGCCATAGATGATGACAGCCTCATTTCGCCGCCCATATTTGTGCCACGGTATGTAAGATATACCCGACCGTTGTACTCCTCATCCGTTATCAAAGAGCAAACCTGATCGAACACAATTTTGGGGACGTACATATAATATACTGATCTTGAGTTAAGCCTTGCCATCGTGTCTCGCCTCCCAGTCAGCATCAAATTTTGCAAGTACATCGCTCTCGTTGAAAAGTTTTCGAATATTGATACTGCAAGTATCGTCAAGAATCTTCTCAATATATGCCATATGGTTCCGGATTGCAGCTTCGTTAGTCTTCATCTCGATATAACCGGACTTAACCTCTTCATCAAGGTCACCAAAGCATATATCCTTCATTTCCTCATCAAGTTTTTCGCCAATACAGAGAAGCAGACGTCCCTCAACGTAGTCACCAATTAATCGTCTTACGAATTCCTGATAAAAGTGTCTGCCGAGCTTCTCCTCAAGCTCTCTCCTGATTTCACTATTCATTTCCTTCTTATCCATACCAATTTTCTCCTTTCAAAATTCAAATAAGAAAAGCTAAGAGAGCCTGTTACAGCTCTCTCTCTGCTTTCGTTTGATTAAGATCGATTAATTTTTTCCTATAATTGCCACGACTCCTTTGATTGATTTAGCACCTATAATGATAGTATTTGCATCGGGATTTATGTCTAGAATCTCGCACAAACCTTGCCAAAAAGGCGCCGATTCGCCGTCCGGTCTAGTGACACAAACCCCGTCAAAATCACCACGGTTGTAAACCATCTCATCCTCGTTATTGTCTACCATGCATCTAATATTATCGATCATATAGATCAACTCCCTTCATTAGAGAGCTTGTTTTTTACGCGTAGAGCTACTCAAACGTCCCAACATATTTGCCAACCACCCCTGCTGAGTCCTTCGAGTCGGTGGCTTTGAAGTATGCGCCTTCTTTACGCGGATACATAAATTCGAACATAAGATAGTTCATAGCATCGAGAAGATATTCGGTATTACCTGTTTCCTCATATTTCTCAATACATCTCTGACAAGTAGGTATGGCCTTTACTCCATTAGGCTGAGTAAAGTTATCCGCAGCAGAGCCGTATTTGTAGAATGAGGTCTCAACTCGATTTTTTCTCAGTTGATCTGCGCGTAGAGAGTATTCTTTGTTCAGATCAAACTTCGCCATCAGACTTATCCTCCTTAACCCACTTCTTGAAGATATTGTAGTAAGAGCCGCTATTGCCCATCGTCTTCTTAGTAATTGCCATAGCCAGACCCTTCTCAGGATCAAACTTATCTCCCGGCTGGCACTTCACAACTGTCTTGGTGCCATCACTCCAGAATACGATAGTAGCAGGGTCGTTAAAGATGACATTCTTGATATAAATAGGTGATCTCGATACAACATCACCATCAAAGTTCGCACCAATACCCCCGACACCATAAATGGAATTCAGGAGCTGCTTAAATATCAGCTTATCGCTCTTATTCCAAGCTCTTTCGGTCATTGAAACGTTATTCAGCATATAGCGGCGTATATCTTCGGGTATAATCTGAATAGTATCAGTATCCAGTACATATGTCTTGTTGGGCTTACACTTCTGAACCTGGTCGCACTGACGACCCGTGTTGCCAAGTGAATACTTAATGTTCATAATAAAAACCTCCAAATTAATTTAATAAAAGCTAAGAGAGCCTGTTATAGCTCTCTCGCCCTTTAGTCATCGATTTTCTCAATGTCCAAAATAACCGCTTCTGGCCAGATTTTCTTTTCTCTAGGCCACCATTCCAAAAATTCTTCAAATGTTCTGAAATAAAACGGCTCTGTGAAATCTGGTTTTTTAACAGTAATTTTTAACATTAATAATCAACTCCCTTCATTAGAGAGCTTGTTATTTACGCGTGGTAAAAAGTTCCGGATAAGGCAGTGTGCTTTCCATCATCTTACAGAACGTCTGCCACTCATCCAGTTTATGATTCTTACGAGACTTATAAATATTAGCCAGAACCTCGTAATTAAGCATAACCGTCCTGCGCTGATTATAAGAACTCGGCAGTAGCTGTATTATCTGCCACCAGTAGTCTTTCTTAGAATTGATCGAGTCATCACCATCCTTATATTCCAAATACTCATTACGATTAGCATTCAGTTTTGCAATAATATTGTTCATTAGTTCTAAGCTTAAATGATCAAGATGCTCACAACTGAAATCATCCAGTGTAAACTCCTTCTCCGCAATCTTATGCATAGTCGAGCAAGAATTAGCGACGGTGCCGACCTTATAGGTATCAAACTCCTTCCACCAATACAGCGGTGCGTTGATATCCATTGATACTGTGATCATACGCATAAATTTACAATGATCAGTTCCCGCAGCACAGAGCTTTTTCATCAAAGCGAGATCGTTGGGTCCGATAACGATCAGCCCATCCCCCAGCATATCAAACTTACTGTCACTCTTATCCCAAGAGTTATAAGAGTTTCTCATGCCACGGATAGCCTCTTCCCATCCGTAAGTCTTTATTTTGGTTATCTCAATCATTTTTATTTTCCTCCTTCATTTCTGTTCTCCAAGTAGTATTACCATCGCCGGCATACTCAATAGTCTTGTCTTCCTCGTCAAGTCGATCAATAAGTCGATCAAAGATTGTGAGCGGATCCTTTTCTCTCATATGTTTAGTGTATGCTTCCTTAGGTGTTAATTTCTCAACCTTGTATACCGTTTTCTTATAAAAGACAATAACCGCATGACGATTCGCATAAGTATCAAACGTAAGTGGCACAAACTGTATGTTTATAATCTCTATACCGTCATCGTTGCTTGCCCAGGTATTAAATTTTCTCGTAACCTCATCAAGATCACCCTCAAAACTGATCATTCGATAATCAGTTGCTCTCATACAAACCTCTCCTTATATTCCAATTATTTGTGATGCGATCATATCAGCAGTGTGAGTATAGAGAACGTTAGGATATTTCTTCACAGCAGCAGAATAGCACGACCAATTCTCTCGGTCGTCGAATGCACCCATGTGCCACCTGATACAATACATTTCTTCGTCATTAAGGCCCCCTTCAGTTACCGCCATAATCTGCTGTGCCATCATAACGCTTTTATCGCCGTGGCCGGGCAGAAGCTTATTTTTATTGTAAATCCATACTCCATTGTCATCCATTACATAGTCGTCGCATTTACACAGATCGTGTAGTATACCAACAAAAAATGGACTTTTTGAATTATCCCAACGCAGTCCAAGTTTATATGTAAGATTCTGCAACTCCATAGCCACTTGCTTGGAGTGATCGTAAAGACCACCTATATGATTGCCGTGATAACTGATTGCAGCCGGTGCTGTAAAATATCCGATCTCATCAAGGAGATTGCTCAGTACGATGGGGTTGTTAGCCCTGTTCCGCATAAGTTCCCGGAAGTCTGCTATGTTGTTCTTCCGTACTTTTTCCATTTCAGCTTCAACTTTATTGTCAACAACACTGATAGACTTAGTTACAGATGAATCGTCAGGTGCTCCCCCATCAACCTCAATTACCTTATAGATTTTTTCGTTACTCATTATTATTCTCCTTTTCAGATATTATTTTTACCTTATAGCCGAGTTTCTCTTCCACTTCTGCCAGGGTCATTTCCTTAGTTGGCTCATTTACTATGTAACTTGCTACAGATGCCTTGAGGTTGCTATTAGGGATATAAGTTAGTTTGCCAGGCAACAGATTAGCAGGACCAATAGATATGGTTATATCGCCGTCCAGCATTAACCACGCCCTATCTAATTGAGGTATCGGCAACCTGTTAACAGGAAACACATTGACAACTCTAGGAAATTCAACAAGCCACTCAAGTCCATTCTTTGCATAGCATCTATACACGAGGTCGAAATATCTTTCATCAGTCATTGAATCAGTAATAAAGTCTGCCTTTTCCAACACGACCTTAGCAATATCTGATTCTTTTATATTCTTAGGGTTTATTACACCACTTAATTTTTTATCACTTGTCATAATATTTCTCCTTTTCCGAAAAGCTAAGAGAGCCTGTTACAGCTCTCTCGCATTCATTCCTTAGCCTCAAAGTTAATAGGCTTATGGGAATTTATATTCCACGGCCTACCGAGGCACTCGTTGCACGGCTCCTCAGACTCTGGCTGCTTATACCACTTACACTGGGGGCAGTAGTCGGTATAGTAGCATTCCTTAGTTGGTGTTTCCACTATATTTGATCCTCCTCCATTTTAAGATTATCCGGCAGACGATTATAGGCGCGATTCACTTTGACATCACATGCCCTATCAATCTGATTACTAGTAAATAATTCACCCAATTCAACCGCTAATGTTGTAATGAGAACATCGGCAAGTTCCTCAAGAACGCCGTAACCATTTTCGTCAAGACCACGGTTGTACTTAGAGATGGCCTGTATCAGCTCTGCACACTCTTCCTGAAGAATGCTAAGGTTTTCCTTCGGGGTCACAGAATGCGCAATGCACTCCGCTTTGGCAATGTATGTTGCGGGGGAATTGCATTCACTCTCGTTATCATCAGTCATGCGCCTTATAAATTCCTCACGATCCATAGTCACATCTCCTTTTTCTTCATGACATCTACATATCCCCATATGATGTCAATAGATTTAGATGAATATTCATTATGGACCGTGTATCCAGCTTCTGCGAGTGCCTCCATAGCCATGATAACAATGAGCTGCGGTCTATCCCCATAGTGAACATAAACGTGAGATTCGCCATTGTTTATAGCTGTAGTCATATCTTTTTTGATCTTCTCACAGAATTCGTCGCCTCCTTTTTCTCTGAGAACAGCAGTCGCACGTATTTGTGCATCAAGTGCATTCATAAATATTTTTCCCATATTTATTCTTCCTCCTTATTAAAATATATGTGCATCACTCGGTCAATTTCGCCAACCGAGATCAATGATGGCGTAGATGAGATATGATGTTTATACCCCTCCGCATCAAGATTCTCCTTGAGCTTATTTATCAGGTCTTCGCCAACACCCGATATATCAACATATATCTCACTCGTCGTATCCTTATCAACTATCTCAATATAGGACATTATGCACGCAACGAGACGAATGTCACGAATAATTTTCGTAGCGTCAGTCATGATTGTCCTCCTTATAGTCACAATCAACACAATCGTAGGATACCCATGTTACGTATCCGCAGCGATCACACTTGTAGCCTCGTCCGCCTTGAGAATCTTCGTCAAATTTCTTCAACTTCCTCATCTCAACGAATTCGTTCTGACTCTCACAACGCGGACATATGCCGTGATTGTAATCGAGCGCCTCCCGACGAATTGCGAGAAGTACCAAGACTGCAACGAAAGTCACCATACCCAACAGTACAATTAAACCATGCATTTAAACATTCTCCTTTCAAAAATAAAAGACCTTGGGAATCGAACCCAAGAACTCTCGATCATCTCGAGCGTGTTACCGTAGTTACACCAGTCTTCTCATAATACATCATGCATTTTTCGCGAATTATTGTTGAAGGACTCGTAGAATCGTCCCTCATTGAATTTACCCTTAGCCCTCAAAGCTCTGGTTATTGCTCTATCGATTGGACTTCTCGATACAAGATGATAATACCAAAGATTCATATAAGGCGTATTGAGACGATCAATTCGTCCTTGTGCTTGGTTCATTATTCGCCAACTATAGTTCTGAGAGTAGAATATTATAGTATCGGTAGTGATGCAATTCCAACCCTCAGCACCTGCAGCATAATTGACCAAATAAACCCATTTACTTGATGTTGGGACAGGCTCGTGTTTATGCCCATTCCACTCAGCAATCTCTACGTCATCACCATAATCAATAGACTTGAGTATATCCAACTCGAAATCATAATTGTAGAAGATGATAGCAGTAGGATGCTTCTCGATCAATTCAAGTAGAGCCACCACACGACTCTCATCACTAAAAGTAATCTGTCGAAGAACACTACAGAATTGTGCAGCATTTTCTATAGGCTCTCCTTCCAAATTTTGCCGTGTCTTAATGACTTGTGTTATCAGCTCGCCATCATATCTAACAGCAATTTCTTCGTGGTGAGATGTTGTCTTCCGCTTGAAATCCATATCCACAAGTAATTCGTCTCGATGCTGGATAAGCAATTCGACATTTATATATTGCAGCACTTGCGGGAATGTGGTTCTCGGATTATAGACAATGTGATAGTACTCGAACTCGCTTTTATTTCGGTAGAACCCATTGGCAATGAATACCGCCATGTAGTCCTCCCATTTGTCGCCAGGAGTAGCAGATAACAGTATCCATTCATTATTCCTAGCAATCTTTATAAAGGTTTTTGCCCATTTGCCATATCCAACGACACGCTGCTCGTCAAATATGAAGAAGGCGTCTTTAACATTGACATATTTTTCTATATTATTCCAACTATCAACGATTACTTGATTATCATATTCATTAGCATCTGGGTGTGGAGACAGCAAGAATGGTGCCATGTCGACTGACCATTCTGCCGTATCCCTCTTCCTAGCAGTTGTAATAATATACAAGTCTTTTGGGTGGGTCATCATAGAAAACTTCTTAGAAGTATCATACAAATCGCCACCCATTCGACTGTAATAGTATGCCAACGATGTCCGGCTTTTGCCAGAGCCAACTCCACCACAGAGAATGCAACCATTATGCATTTTTCTTATAGCATCGAGTTGATAATCATACATTGGTACACTACTCATCTATGCAAAAACACCCGATTCCTTCTACGGCAAACGTGAACATTGCTATAGCCGTCTCTTCTTATTGCATTATCGTATGACGCCGCGCAAGAAGTAGCATTACGATAGGGGCCCACATCAATCTCAACGGCGGCATAATCTGATGCAAGAAAATCATCAAGAGTACCCACAACATCATGATAGCAGGACTTCTCTTCTCTCATGTCATACCTATTAGGTATAACGTCGATGGGTGTCATTCTTGGCATAACAATTTTCTCCTTTCATTTTTTAGCATTAGTGATGCATGTACTTCATAGCAAAGGGGTCCGCAGCCAGGTCCTGTGTGACGTACATAGTGTTGACATAGAGTGTCTTACCCCGGTCCCATACACGAGGGTTGAGGAAGACATCAACATTCGATGCTCTGATAGTATCGAGCACACCCACGCTCTCCGGATCGAGCAGTACTGGCTCGTTATCACCCACAACGAGGAATATGCGAGGAGGGAACTTTGACTCATAGTTAATTATCACAGATACAAAGAATGTGGGAACAAAGCCCTCTTCTTCGCCCTCACGAGGTACTGTCTGCTTGACATTAAAGCCTTCCTCGATCATCTGCATAGCAAGGTTATGATCAGGAATGATGACATTTGCCTTACGCTGATTGCTCTTGAACCTGTCTCGGTTGGGGTCGCCGGCGAAGTTAGTGTCAAAGATAAAATGAGTATTTTCGAGAATGATACGATTGTTTTCCATAATAAAGTTCTCCTTTAACTTATAAAATATTTATTTTGATCAGAAGGGGAGTGCCCCGGGAATTTCCCCGAAGTACCCCTCATCCGATGCAAACCAACCTGCATCACAATAGAGCGAGATCGACTCTATTGCGTCGTTGACAAGCTTTATATAATACGACTTATCAACCTTATCCTGAAGACCAAGCTGTTCGACCTGCTCAGTTTCCATCCATAGGTAATCCTTGGTACCGCCGATAGAATAATATTTACCATCAGCTTCACGATAGAGTTTACCTGCACCTACACCCTCCTGCATAGGACAGAACAACCCAACTTTACCAACGAAGATGTAGTTGTGTTCACCCTCGGGAAGACCCTCGCACATGTCAAGGTATATCGACCCTCTGCACTCCTTTGTCTCACACATATCCTCGAACGCTATCTCCTCTTTACTAAACAGAGTCTTGAATACATATGGTACGGCAAACTGAGTGCCAGTTGCAGTCCATTCACCACTCTTTTTGTGGTTCTTGCCAGGACAATAGCCATAGAGAGACATACATTTCTCCTCGGTAGCATATTTGGCAATGTAGACTGCATTGTTTACCAGACACATCTTCTCGTAAGTGGCCTCGTGTTCGAAGGTATAGCCATAGCTTAAGCCATAGTTATACACGAAGTCAATTATCTCAGGAGTAGCATCAGGTATTTTGATCGAGTCGGTCTTGATGTGAGCAACCTTGAAGCCACGCGCCTCAACCTCATTCTTCAAATTAATCATGAAGAGAGCGCCACGCTTGGCAACAATGTTGTCTATATTTCTGGCATCCTTGAACGGGTTCTCGAACTTAGCTGATGTGAGACCGTATACAGAGTTAATAGCAGTCTTCAACGCATTCGCCAGTGAGCCTGAGGTCATTTCCCCGTTCAGCACTTTCTGGATATAAGGCGTCAGCTTACCATCAAGCATGCCATTGACAATATCCCAAGCCTCGTGCTTGATCGACACACGACCCTCAACAATATCACGAAATGCTCGAGTGAACCTTGGTCCAAACAGACATTCCGCAATTGCTGAATGAGGATGCATGGATGATATGTCGAGTAATGCCACATTACCATATGCATCAGGCTTAGCGAATACCCAACCGCCCTCACCGACGACTTCTCCACGATAAGTTGATTTACCGAATTTGAATTCGTAGCCTGGGAAGTAAGGCAGAAGTGACTCTCTTTTATCACCGCTACCCTCATAGCCGTAATGCTTCTTAGACATCATCTCGGGACATGCTTCCTTGAGAAACGCCTCAACTTCGGGATCCATACAGGTGACTGGTTCAGCGAGATTTCTGTAACAGAATTCATTCTGAGGTTTACGATTTGTACCAAAGATGATTCTCGTTGTGAGACTGTTGGTTGAATCGTTTACAGTCATCTCGGCCAAGTCAGCCAGAATCTCTCTTGCCGTCCAGTCGGCTTCAAGGTAGTGGAATGCAGCCTTGGTTGCCTTAACGTCGTTCTTACAATATTTTACAACTTTAGGCCACAGTTCCTCAGGTACAGGCTTGTCCCAAGGTAATCCAAGTTCCTGATGGTGAATACCCATTTTGATCTCAAGCTTCTTAAGGCTCATTTTATTGCTTGCTGAAGCGAAGTCGTAGATATCCGTGTAACTCAGGTTATATGCCTCACGGAATTTGCCATCCTTGTGGTTACCGATGATAAGACCAGATTGCTGATATATTTGCTCATTGTCATATCCTAACATTCTCGCATAAAGAATGTGGTTGTCATAGTTTCTGTTATTGAAGCCCACCAATTTAGTTGATGTAAGCTTATTTATGTCTTCTGCGGTTGGATTGATCAGTGCAGATACTTCGTCTGAGTCATCAGACATGAAACATACAACAAAGAGATTAGGAAAGACTTCCACATCATAAAATACGATGGGCTTCTCGTCCTTTAACTCAGCATTATCCAACACCAACTCGTCAGCCGACTTGAACTGCATCTTGTTAACTATTTTGATACAATAGTCAGCATGGTTAGTTGAGCCAGCCGCGAATGCCAGCACAGCATTTCTTAGATCTCTGACGTCATACTGGGTGCCAGCCTTATAAGCGTCATCCAGTATCTTATAGATAAAGTCAATACTTGGCTTGGTACCTGGATGATATTCTTTCTCCAGGTTTCTAAGAATGAGAGTACGAATTGCCTTTTCATTCTTAATAGTATCTTGATTTACCACCTTGTCATCTCCTTTCAATGGTAAACCTGAACTGATATTGGCGATAGGAAGATTGTTACACTTGGTAAGCTTTCTTCTTAATGCCTGCTTACCGGTGAATACCTTTATCTCAACATTTTCTGAATAGATTCTGCTGAGTTTAGTCGGATCACCAGTGTAGATGTAATGCAGATGTACGCCGCAGCCAGACTTACTCAGTTCCGCATAAGTGGCCGGCCATTTAGCAGCCTCTACAAGATTTGCTTCGAGACTCTTCTTACCATCGACCTTTAAATCGAAGTCTATTACAATATGATGTATATCTGAGAACAGCACATAATGCAATAAAGAGGTGTCGATATCTGACAATTTGGTGGTTACGTTATCCCATTTTGATCGAGGGGCGCCTTCCTCGGATGCATACTGGGCATAGCAATCTGCACACATTTTGTCGAATATTGAGATATTTGAGTCTAATATCAGGGTTTTGGAGCCATTTTGAGCAGGTTCAGTGATAGAAGTATCATTCGATTCATATCTATCGCCTCTAAAACCTTTATAATAGCCCCTCGCATTGGTACCATCGGCTAAAGTATACTTATCAAGGTATTCGTCAAAGTAATTCTTCAACTCTTCCTTGAATACTCGCTGCGGGAATGGATAAGCTACCTTTGCATATTCACAATAGTTCTTATACATCTCCCAAGCTATTTTGAGTGATACGCCATTCTCCTTTGAGAAGATCAAATAACTATCCATAACGAAGTTGTAGAAGTCGTTTGATGCACCCATCATACCAACAGGGATATAGTCGTCGTAAGCATGCTTGTCGTCTAGATACACATTCAAGCACTCATTAGCAATACCCCCGAGCTCGAATGGGATCATACCTTTGAGTCTATCGTAATCTGCACGATTAAGTAGCCTGCCGGATGGCGACACGTCAATGAGTCGTCTTATTAACCCTGATTTAGCATCGGTAATCTTTACTGGCTTGTTTGTACCCATAAATAGGAAACACTTGAAGTCAGTAGCATAAGTTGATTTAAACTTCTCATTAACTGTCATCTTTTCATGCGACACTAAGGAATTTAATCGAGTGTTATCCTCGATTCTGGAAAGGTCGCCATCGTGCTGAATAGCAACCAACGGGTTTGATTTGAAAGCCTCAAGCGCAAACTGATTGCTTGATGAACCTAAGGCTTTCGCATCAAATACCGAATAGTAACCCTGGAACAATTGTTCTACAATGTTGAGGATTGTTGATTTACCTGTACCCTGTGCACCATAGAGAACCATAAATTTCTGAATCCTTTTGGAGTCACCGGACACGATAGCACCGATCGCCCACATCAATTTGTGAGCTTCCTCATCATCATAGAGGGTGTGTATCATCTGATCAAATGCTGGTGTGGGGGCATTCTCGAGTGGATAAGGTAACCTCTTGCTCGCGTAATCCTCTTTTTTCACAGGACTGTTTGCAAAGACAAGAGTCTCGTCTAATGGGTGAAATGAGTCTCGCATCTGACGCTGACAATATCTATGCCATGCGTCAATCATGTTTGACTCCGCATCGCACATATAAAGCACGATCGCCCCATGCTCGACATTCTTTTCAGCAAGATAGTTGTCAATCTCGGCATCAATCAGATCAAGCGCGTCTTGCTCATCAGTGCTCCAACGCCCCTGCTCGTCAAGCCAGATGGCATAGAAATCCCCGCCTCGGATCATCAAGTCTTTTGACTTAGTAATTCTGAAGCGAGGATATACGACTGTACGACCTTTCGAGTCCGTTCGAGTAGACACTCTGAAGAAGTCTAGCATCTGGACTCCTCCTTTTTATTCTTCTGTTGTGTCAGCTTTGGTTTTCTCATTATAGAGATTAAGTTCAACGTTATCGAGCCTGTCTTTGAGTTCCTTGGCTCTTGTGTTGGCCAGTGATGCGGTTACGAGACCGATTACGCCGAAAACCACACCGACTGTGCAACCAACATTGAGACGAGATACATTTTTGTCAAGAAGGCTGATAGCTCTGTCCATAATGTTCATGTCGTCGGCCATTGCTTTAACGCAGCTGGTCAGCCCCTTGATGCAATCGGAGTTGTTATTGATGTGTACGGTAGCATCGTGTGACCAAGCCACAGTATCACAGATGAAGCCAAGTACCTTCTCGGTAACATTTCCATTGTTCATTGTAGTAATTTCGTTCATAGTTATACCCTCCATTTTATTTAAGTGTATTAAGATAGCGCATTGCCTGGTACCATATTTCCAGGTTACGCATATCTACTGTAGGATCCGCAACGGTGAATAAGCCACCTCGTCCGGATGGCATGTACTCACCTGCTTCAAACCTGTTTATTATTTCCTGTACATCGACAGGGTTGTAATGTTTGTCATCATACCCGTCAAGGCCTAATGACACGATCATAGCATAGAACCACACGCCCGTTCTGTCACCTTCAGCATCATCGGCCATAATCTGCTCCTCGATGCGGAGTGCGAGTGCCACCATCATCTCGAGCACTGAGCAGCCGTCATTTTGATCAAGGATTGCTGTTATCTCAGATGGCGTAAGGCCTATCTCATGTCCGAAACGCTGTCTCATGGCCCGTCCATCCGACTCTCGGTTTTCGTCCATACGGTTCTGATATACAAATCGTATGTCATGAAGCTGTGTACAGAGCTTCTTGTAGAACTGGAGTCCGGTCTTATCTACGAGCCATTTGACATAGTCGCGTTCCTGGTGTGGATGAATTCTCATTTTGATCACCTCACTTTACATCTAGCGGATTGTCCGGAAAGGCATTGTCATAGTCAGGCGGTAAATCTGAATAATTCATATCCTTTCGATTTACCTCGTAGTCGATCATTCGGGCATCATTACGTACCCATATTTGTACCGTATTGAAGTCATCGAATGCATGGATAGCATCAAGGCCAATTACTGTCTCAGGGTGCTCGATCTTAACACCCCAGCTATCAGCTAAGACGCCGTCATCATACCAATCAAGGTCGAGTAGCTCATAGTCATCGCAGTCACCCACCTGATTTGGATCGATGAGATAGGGCTTGTCTTCTGCATCGGGATTGGGTACAGATTTCTCCATAAGAATCTCGCCTACGCCAGGTTCAACAACACCTTCTTCTTTCTTCTCAGGCTGTGAATAATTTGTATACTCATTCACCTGACGAGTGTATTTGTTGAACTCGGGATCACCCTTGTCACTGTCAACGTAATTAGCTATTGCACCGTCTTCACGATACTTATGAATTACCCCATAAGCAGCTCTGACGCCAGCAATATCTCGATCAGCTTTTTCAGCGTATTTCTTCTCGAAATATTTCATTGTGGAGACTACACCAACGGCAGCCCCCACAATAAATGCCAATACAACCTTAACTGTATTGTTCATTTTGATCACCTCACCACTTTACTCGAGACATGATATTGTCTGAGCAGTTGAAGTTCAGCCATACACCCTCGCGTCCGCTGTCAGTTACGAAGTTAGCAGCAGAGGGGTTATTGTAATCAAAGATGCCGAAAGATATCTGATGAGTAGGTCCATCGGGATCAAATATCCAGCCAGAGAACTGTCCTTCAGGTGTTCTGTCGAGACCGAGATCGTCTCTTACCTCGTTTTCGAACATGAAGCCGGTTGCACGAAGTTTATCATTCGCTGCCTGCTCGTGTGCTTTAAGGAACATAAGATTGTAATTATTGTAGGGGTCACGCTCATAGTTTACATTGCATTCATCAAAGAGTGCAGTATGAGGCGCCTTGTCGATCTTCTTGACTTCCTTGGTTTCAGTCTTTACCTCGCCGGTCTCAGGATCGACGGTCTCGGTCTGTTCAAGCTCAACGCGCTCATTACGATAAAGCTTCATCTCTGCTTCATCACCGATAGCACCAGCAACACGCTTACGATATTCTCTGAATGATGTATCAACAGCAGTAAACGCAGCTGACAGTGCCGCATTTCTGCGCATCATAATATTGTTGGATCCGAGCATGCATGTGATAGAAGTTGCAGACAGAAGAATTGTAGGTGCATATACCTTAGTGAGATACCATGCGGTGTCGAGATATACCTTTGTCATAGCCTGAGCATCTTCCTTACTCAGCTCAGCTTTTTCGTTACCTTCTTCATCGAGGTGAATTTCTTCGATTTTGATCTTGGCTTCCTCGATAACAGGAATAGCCTTCTTTGTACCCATAATAGCGCCGACGATAGCACCTGCACCTGCTACGATAGCACCCGCGATAAGAAGCTTGGGTGAGTTTTCGATTGCTGCAAACTTAACGTTTGTCATAAATTTACCGATAGTGTTCATGATTTCCATATTATTTTCCTCCTTGAATTATTTATTGATGGGATACGGGTTCGGCAGCTTGACAATGTAGCAATTGCCATAAGAGACTACACGTGCATCTCTTATATCTGTCCAACCCCATTTGTTATCATTATAGTTGGGTATAATGCCTGCAGACTGGTAAAAGTCGCCAACCGAAGCAATACCATACTCGGCGATCAACTCGAACATCTGGTCAAGCACCTTTTCGGCGTCGACTCTCGTTGGGAACTGCACTGACTGATAATCAAATACAGATCCAGTTCTCGCAGGTGCTGGTGGACCGTTATATGATGCATAATAAGGTGTCGCTTGAGCCTGCTTGTAATACCCTCCGTATGATGTATATGGGCTTCCACTATACCCTCCATATCCGTATCCACGATTATTATGTCGAGCTTCACCGAATAGTAGCATATCAACGCCGTTTGATATAATACTTGACGCCAGCTGTTTGAGGCCCGGTACAATCCAGTCTCTGAATATGGTGCCACTGACCGTTTTCAGGTCCGTTGTAATAAACTTGCTAGGATTAGCGGTAGGTTTCTTAACTGCCTGTGCTACAGCTTTGATTTCTTTCTTAGGGGTATTTGTTGGCATATTCGCCTGTGCCATCATATCATCTCCTTATTTTGATCAGAAAAGCTAAGAGAGCCTGTTACAGCTCTCTTGCTTGACATCTTTACTTTGTTTCAGTCTCCTCATTTTCTGTCTGAACCTGAATGTCGGGAGTTTCGGTTTCTGCTTCAACTGCTACCGGTTCCGCTGATACCTGCTTTGACTCCTTCTTAGCTTTGATCTTAGCCGCAATAGCTTTGCCACCCTTGAATGCCAGCTTGACGAGTGCTGCTACACCCACGCCTGCCAGCACCGAGATGCCAATGCCCACAGCGACTGTACCCTTGTCAAGACCTTCGTCTTCGTCACAAGTGTCTTCGGATACAGGAACAATATCCGTTACCTCTACCTCAGTCTCGTTCTCCATTACTTCGTTGTTCATCATTTCTTCCATGATTAAAACCTCCAATAAAATTTAATGTTGAGATGTCTCTCATAAGAGAGCGTGTTTTTATCGCGAATTACAGAACATGCCTAAAGTCTGTTCTTGGCGGTATTTCAAAATCGACCGTCATCGCAAGTCGATTATCTGCTGTGAGCGTGGACCCAAATATTGGATCGATGTATCCGCGGTCTATGTGCCAGCCAAGTTCGTGACCCAAGGCAGTTTCTTCAAGTCCTACTTCGTAATAGAACTCATTGAGAGATATATAATTATCATCTCTCATCTGCCGATTCAGATCATTGCAGGCTTTTTTGATATCCTCCATTGTGGAGTAGAAATACCTGCCTGAATATCGTTCGTAGCAAAGAAGTTTGCCATCTGCATTAGCAATAGCCACAGGAGCAGGTGTCGTTGATGCATCAACTGCTTTTTTTGCTACCTTATCCTGTATTTTTTGCTTAACCTCTGGTATTTTTTCTTCGGGTACCATTTCTTTAATCTGCTCCTCAACAGATTTCTTGTAATCCCTAAATGCCTGATCTGATACCGTCAACGCGGTCGTGAGTAATGCATTGCGCTTGAGACTCTGATGCGTTCCAAATATAATGCATGCCGCTGAACCTATAGTCGTGAGTACAACTGGTATATAATAAGGTGCCTTTATTTTGAACACCTCACCGGCTGTAAGCGGATCAGGATCGCCTGTCACCCACTTCTGTGAAGCCTCGTCCATGTATACTCGCTTACGGCTCTCCTGTACCTCCGCTAGCTTTGCTTCAGCTTTTTTGCTTGCATGAGCAGTCTGAAATATAGCGGTTACCATGCCTGCTATACCAACACCCACACTGAGCTCGGTGACATGCTGGGAAGCCAATCTACCAATGTTTGCAGCGATAGGCTTCAAAGTGTCAATTACGCTCATTTGAATTTCTCCTTTCACTTTCAATTAGCATCATTTTGATGTCCTCGATCTCCTCAAGCATGTACCTACCATACTTTGTCGGATTGCGATCATCACCATCTAAGAGCATTTCTTGTGTTTTTTGCACAATTAGCATCGGGTCGAGATCTGTGTCGATTAACCTCTGCATCACATATTTGCAGACAGATCTGTGATATGATCGTTCCATAACCTTATATTTAGGCCATATTTGAGCAGGCGGAATCATCTGCGCATAATGATCCCTTAAGATTTTGAGCGCCTCTGCGCTGGTCATTGTCGCATTCTCCTTTCCGAAAAGCTAAGAGAGCCTGTTACAGCTCTCCTGCTATTAAGTTGGTTGTCTTATCTGTGCTCTTTCTCCCACTCATCGAATCTCTCATCGATACGCTTCTGTGCTGTCTGCTGTGCATTTAATGTAGTCAGCACGGTACCAATGATACCGACGATCAGTGAAATTATTCCAAGCTTTGTCATAAGTTCTCACCTCCCTCATATAATAGCATGTTTAAGTCGCGAAGTATGTTCAATCTTCAGAAAAGCTAAGAGAGCCTGTTACAGCTCTCTTGCGTTGAGTTACTTCTTAAACATATCCTCCTTGAGATCATTAAATGAATCATGTAAGTTGTTCAGTTCCTCATTTACCTCATTACTCATTCTAGCAAAGTGTTCCGGATTGGTATCGTGTTCGCGCATAGTTTCCACCACGCCGCGTACAAGTCCAATCGCATAGCCTACACCAGCCGCTGCAATAAAACAAATTACACCTATTACTTTTTTCATAATAAAAACCTCCAATAAGTTTATTTTGAGTTTCCTCATAATAGGAGATGTTTTTATCGCGAATTAGTATGTTATGATTGTGCACTCCATCCCATCACCGGGCTTGGCAACAGTCTGCTCCATATGATAAGGGATTCTGTGTTTGCTACATATCTTGCTCATGGCATTACTCATAAGCTTTACTACTGATGGCGTTGATTCAAAGTATTTTTCGGTGATCATGTCATAATAAAGCTCTGTTGGTTCAAGCGCAATCTTGTGATGAGAGGTTTTTGTTTCCAGCTTTGTATGGGGCTTCAACGGCCCTTTCTTGTCGTTTTTGATTACAGAAACGATTGTCGCTTGAAGGCCATTTACCACCGCAATAGTAGTTACAACAAGCTCTTTTCCGTCTCCGTACTCACGGGTCATATATAACACATTGTTCATTTTGATCAATCCTCCTGTATAATATAATCTGGATTGCGCCTACAGAGCATTATCAGATACTCAGCACGTCTATTTATGCTCTTTACATTTGTAGGCAAATTTGAGCCAGTGGAATGATCGAATCCTTTGAATACATCTGCGTACTCTACCTGTGCCGCTATATCAGGGTATTCAGTCTGCAGATTTTCCAATTCAGACGCCCATTTTGACCAAGTAGCATCTGAAATAAGATTCTCGTTGTATCCATAGTAAATAACTGAGTGTATCCAGACCTGCAATCTCCGCCTGTGGATCAATTCGGCTATCTCTTCTCTTGACATTATAACTCCTTTCAGAAAAGCTAAGAGAGCCTGTTACAGCTCTCTTGCTATTCTCAGCATCCTTATTTCTTAAATATGCTAGTGAATATGTGCTTGAAGGTGCTCGAGCAGATTGAACCTGTCTGTTCAAATATAAAGCCCTGCTTGATCCATTCCTGTTTCTTGATAAATTCCGCAATTCCAAGTGCTAACCCACCGACACTGACACCAGTGGTAACACTACTAACAATCGTATCGCGCTTAACCTTAGCCTTTTCAGCCTCAGCATTATCACGACTCGCTTCGTAGTCTGTTACTGCCTTTGTCAGGTCAGCAATGCCCTTGGACATCTTTGCGTAATCATCAGGTCCAAGATTCATATTAGGCAGCTCTTTTGTCTGTCTTTCGATTTCCTCTCTGATCACCTTGCTAAATTCGTCCATATTTACATCTTCCTTTCAAAAAATATTGGGATGCTCTCCCATAAAACACCGTGTTTCAGTCGCGACTTACTTTGAGTATCACTTTGTTTGTATTCTCAAGCTGAGCTGGTGAATCGACATCAATTTCAATACGGAACATGTCTTTGTTAGGGTCTTTGGTGTTAACGTGAAGCACACCAAATCTGACCTTTGTACCAAGACCAGAAATTACCACCGTGAGAGCCATACCGCATGCAAGTCCCATCGACCATATGACGGCAGCTACTATGTAGAACGTCATTTTGATCACCTCCTTTCAGAAAAAGGAAGAGCGCTTGTTATCGCGCTCCTGCCTGGTTGAGGATTATCTCTCGTACAAAATCGAGTTCTTCCGTCATTTCTTTCTTAAGTTTTTCAGCTCTCACCCAATTTACTACGTACATGATACCTGCTACAATTCCTGAAATTGCAGCTACCACACCCATAACAATTGTTGCTACCTTAAAAACCTTTTTCATAATAAAACCTCCAATAATATAGTTTCGGATTTCTCCTCATAAAAGAGTGTGTAATTTACGCGAAAAGCTAAGAGAGCCTGTTACAGCTCTCGTTCGCTCTTAATTACAAATTTTGTCATACCATATGTCAATAACTTCTTTTACATAGTCCGTGCTTACATCATATTTCACGGCGATATCCTCTATTGAATATCCGTCGTGATACATATAACAAGCATCTTCCATAAAATTTTTCATTGCTGACATTTTGATCAACTCCTTTCATAAGAGAGCGTGATTTTGTCGCGACAAAAATTAGAGGCCATGTTTCCACAGCCTCATAGAGTTACTTATCTAAATCATCGGAATCCCAATCATATTTTGAGATTGCAATAAAAGCAACTCCTGTAAGTATCGCCTGAATTGGCCATATCCATGGACCGTGTAGTAAGTGCCATGAAAGTACCATAGCGCCTCCACTAATCCAGAACACGATCGTTTTCATTGCGATCTTCCAGAAATCGTTTTTGTATCTTTCCCAAATTTTCTTCATAATAAAATCCTCCTTTATTTAGTTGAGTTTCCTCATAATAGGAGATGTTCGGTACGCGAAAAGCTAAGACCCCATGTATTTCTACACAGAGTCTGTCGCTCTTATTTGCGTAATATTGTATTTAGAAATCGTTTGAGTCCAACATGCTGATACAGTTCGTAAAGCATCTCGTCGATGTTATGCTCGACTTCATCAGAACTTAACTTAAGATCTGTCGCAATACTTTTAATACTGCGTCTCTCCATAAGTCCCAATAAAATCTTACCATTTTGATGAGATATCTTTTCTCTCTTTTCAGCTGTTAATGCCCATTTTTCTATAAACATATAAACACATCCTTTCATTAAATAGAATGTTTTATGCGCGAAAAAGAAGAGAGCTTGTTAGCTCTCTTTATTGTTGTTCAAAAACATGTCCTTAATTACATATAGTAATGTAATCATTCCTAACAATACTTCCGGGATAGTAGAATCTATTGCTGATGCAATAAATGCAGCTATTCCTATAATTCCTATTGTTATTATTAAAATCATTACCTTCGCTTTTGTTGACATATAAATCAACCCCTTTCATTAGAGGGTGTGTTTTTGTCGCGAAAAAGCTAAGAGTCCTAGATTTCTCCAAGACTCTCGTTTGAGTTTACTCATTTAATACTTTTAAACATTGATTCGGCTGCCTTATTATATATCACTGCCAATTTGCGCTTACGCCACATACGCTTTTTGTAAAAATCATTCATATAAAGTGCCATAGTAGCTTGCAAATACATCTCGGAATTTTCCGTAATGTTAGCAGCCACCAAACAACCTTTAAGAAATTTATTACTCTTTCTAAGTGTTCTGTAAGCCTTAATGCGCTCAAACATAATAATTACCTCCAAATAATTTTTTAGTGAGTTTCTTCATAAGAGAGGGTGTTTATTTCGCGACAAAAATTAGAGGCCATGTTTCCACAGCCTCATAGAGTTACTTGTCTTTCTTCTTAAAGATCGCTTTGATCAGCATAACAAGTATGATTATCCCGATCACAATATCTGCAATCGGTAACAGCAGTAAGCCTCCTCCTGAAATCAGGACAATAGCTCCTATTGTCACCACAATTAATAATGCGATCATAACAATACAAAATGTTATCATAAATCGTACCTCCTATAAAGTAGTTTTAAGATTTTCTCTCATAATACACAATGTTTCTTACGCGACTGAAAAAGCTAAGAGAGCCTGTTACAGCTCTCTCGCCTTATTACTTGTTCATCATCTCTTTCATCTTTTCTTCGATTCTTTTGTCAACCATTTCGTTCACTTCTGTCTTAAGCATGTAGCGAAATACGTATATGCTGTTCGTAGTCATCTCGACTCTTTCTTCATTCTTCGCATTTATAAATGGCCTACACTTGATCCAAAATTTTTTCATTTTAGTCTCGCTTGCCTCTTTTAAGCAAAGTTTTTCGATTTCGTCAAAATGCTCATCACCCCAAGTACGATCTCTGTCCCATACATAAGTGACTTCGGTTCTCTTCAACATAATAAAACCTCCATAAAATTTGATTGAGATTTCTCTCATAAGAGGCCGTGTTTATTACGCGAAAAAGCTAAGAGAGCTTGTTAGCTCTCCTGCTTGTTTTCGTCATTCTTACATACTTCACTGTAGAATAATACTGCGCCACCAGCCATTACTGATATGCCTAATATAAGTGCAAGTATAGCAATTCCAACGCATCCGCAACATCCTAAGATGAAGCTAATGGTTATCATGCCTGCTCCTACAAACATATTAAGTCCGCCTAATAATTGCTTTAACATAATAAAATCCTCCTTTAAAATTTGTAATAAATTACTCTTCATAAAGGAGTATGTAATCTACGCGAAAAAAAAGAGTCCATGTAATAGTAAAGTGGCTCAGCAAACCAGCCAAGCCACTAAACCATTTTGATCATTTAGACTTATTACCGTCACCGTCGTAGTAATCCATACGATCGTGATACTGCTGTGTGCTTATACCCAGGATTATACCAAGGAATGCATCAATAGCAGTAATTGTACCTACCACCTGCTCGCCATAGGGAAGACCCCAAATCTGTGCGAGTGCGAAATACAATGTGCCGAGTGCAGGGAGTAGATACTGTGCGACCCACTTGAGTGCATCATATACCTTATTACTCATCTGCTTTTTCCTCCTTTGGTGGGTGTGCCACTATGTTGAGTTTAACGTCTACCTCGTCCATGACCCTTTTAGCAGAGCCATTACCACCCATTTTCTGATAGGGTACGTAGAGGTAGTCGTGAAGATTTTCATACTCATCTCGAGTAATCCAATCTCCTCTCTCAAGATATGACATACCCAGATATAATATTCGATCGTGTGCAAGACCAACAAGCATCTGATTCTTGACATCTTTCATATCGGCAATTTTCGTAAAGAATGCCCAAAGACCGCTTGATGCCAGAACCGAGCACACAATCGTTATAATTGATTCAACGCCCAAGTTTATACCCCTCCTTAAGATATTAACCTTTCCAGTTCGCCGGGGATCCATCTCCAAGCGTAATCGCCGTCTACAGTATAAGCTATTTTGAATAATTGCTCGCCATAGTCAGCGATGAAGTTGCAAACCCATTCCTCAGCCTCAATCCAATACTCAGGTTTTACCATTTGATGTATATCAGCGAGTAAGTCGAAGCTGATCATAGCACAATGCCCCAGCTCATGGATCAATACGTGGGTAAAGAAGCCACCAGTCAGTTCGCTCGACATATAAATGGTATATGTAGCGGGGTCTGTAGTAGCAACTGTCAGTCTACCTGTACGATCCACAAGTTGGGGATTGGTTGGGTTTACAATTACAATACGCCACAAATCCCCGTTAAGGTAAAAGGTATTCATGGCGAGAATGATTTAGACGATCATCTCAGACACAAGCTTCTGAACATTTTCTTTCATTCGCTTCCTCATATCAGGATCAGCAGACTTATAGATCTCTTTCATAGTAGCTATTGTGTCGTTGATGTGCTCATTAGCGTGCTCGTCCATTTCCAGTTTATCTGCAGCGGACTTTGATTCGGTATAATGCTTTCTGGAAGTACGATACTTATTGTAAGCATCGCCGTACCTGCTATCCCAGTTGCTGGAATGCTCCGAATACATGTCAGGGTCGACCATATGAGATCCGCCGCTTCTGATGCCATCAGACATTTTCACACCAGAACGTCCACCGGCGTTGAATCCCATGCGGTACCTCATCCCGTTATCATCGAGGTCTTTAGCCCATGCATCGATCATATCAAGGTCCTCGTAGGGTCTGTAGCCACGAGTTCCTCTACCTGTAGGAGCATAGCGTCCAGAAGAGTATCTGTTGGGGTTGTAGCCGTAGCGAGCACCCTCTTCAGCATCTTCCATAGCTTCAACAATGGACTTGTAATAACAAGCTTCGTAGCAGTTGCGCTCAGTCTCTGCCAGGTCCTTGATCATATCTGTAACTTCACCTGCTTCTTTGGTGTCAATACAGCTGAGGCCCTTAGCAAATTCTGATTTTAAGCAGTCGACGAGCTCAGTCTTAAGTTCGCCGATCTTTGCCATATGCATTTCCATATCCTTAATACTCATCGTGATGTCTCCTCCTTAAGCGCGTCTTGATACAAACAGAACAGGGTTTGCGCCAACTGTAACTGTAGTTGTACCGGTGTTTGTAACAGTGATGCGATCGTAATCGTCACAGCAGTTTCTTACAGGTATAGCAGTAGAGACGTTATTAAGATCGCCGGCAGCAGCTGTAGTAGAAATCATAGTAGACTCATTCACAGTATCACCACTGAGCTGAATAGACAGCTGAGCAGCACCTGCCACAGTAGCACCAATATTAGCGCTGAAATGTACATCATAAATGCCCTTTGCACGCAGCTTCACAGAAGAAGTGTTTGCACGATGGCATTCCGCACATCCAGTATGGAGAACAACTGTATTGAAAGTAATGGACTGACCCGGGGTGAGTGTCTGGGCAGTCGTATTAGATAATGAAATCATTGTAATACCTCCGAATCGTAAGTCATTTTGAAATGTCAAATAGTAGGAGGGCAACCTACTAAGAAGTCACCCTCCGTAATGTTAGATATTAGCCGCAAACAGAGTTGCAGCCGCAGTTACTACCCGCCCAAGGGTTGCAAGCAGGATATGCAGGAATGGGGCAAGGTCTGATCTGGTTTACGAGATAGTTGTTCTGGGCCTGCTGGGAAGCAGCGAGCTTAAGAGCAAAGTTCTCGTCACGGAGATTCTGAGTCTGCTGGTTGCTCATGTAGTCAATAATTCTGTCGCCGAGCTTATCAATTGCCTGCATGGTGTTGCAATTGTACTGCTGAGCAGCGAACTGAGACTGCATGTTGAGCTTTTCATTTTCGCAGCAGCACTGCTGAATCTGCTGCTGAAGGGTATTGGTGTTAATGAGGCCCTGAGTTGTGTTAGCCTGAATAGCAGTGTTAATACCCTGTGCGGCAAGCTGATTCTGGTAACCGAGGTTTGTGATGTTGGCATTAACACCGCTGAAACCCTGGCAAAGTGCAGACTGTACGTTTGCAAAGCCATTGAGCATTCCGGTGTTCACAGCGTAGAAGCCATCGCAGATACCGTTGTTAACGCCATCGATCTTTCTCTCAATGTTAGAGAAGTCGGATGCGAGAACATAACCGTCAATTGCTCCACCGCCTTCGGTGCCACCGTTGGATCTGTTAGCACCCCAACCGTTGTTACCCCATCCACCGAAGAGAGCGAAGAGAATGATCAGGACCCACCAGCCATTGCCGTCAGCGAAACCATCACCGTTGTTATTTCTGCCAGTTACTGCTGCAATATCAGAAAGTGAAAGACCATTAGAGTTAAACATATACCTTGTCCTCCTTAATCAAATGTCATGTATTCAAATGTTGAAAAACTGCTTTGCTTGCGAGATTGCATCTTCCTTTTTAACACCATATGTGCCGCAAAGGTTTTCTGCAATTTCCTGCCCTCTCTTTGAGTCATTGCTCTGTATGACTTCGATCATATTTTTAGCCGTAGGATTATTCGCGATCTGCGGATTACGACTCAGGAGAGTCATGGCAAAATTGATCATGTTATTCATTTTGAGCGCCATCCTTCCTGGGAGCATTATCGGTGTTGAACTTAGGCTTGTATCCTGTAGCACGCTTCTGCGCCTTCTCTATACGGTCAAGACGTGCCAGAACATCGCTTTGAAACTTACTTTGAGTTGATATATCGTTTGAGTTTGAATTTGAAACCGGCTCATTTTGTACCTCAGGAACAAATGTTATAGTCTTAATTGCCCCGTTAGCTGTCCATGCTTTGGCATAGATTTTTGAATAGTCATTCGTGGGGAACAGACTTACACTACCGTCCATAGGTATCTCATTGGGCGTAATCTCGTTTTCATTGTTCACGACACGTCCGCCCATACCAGTAACGTTAGGACGCTGCATCTGGTTAACTGGAAGCTGATTGGGCATAACCGGATAGTAAGGGTTATAGTAGTTACCATAAGGATTTTGACCATTGTTCATCATAATAATGACTCCTTTCATGATGTTAAATTATGTTTGACTCAGAAGATTAGCGCATAGTGCACTGGACTCACCTCCACACAACCTCAAAACTGTAAAGATGTGCTTGTATTTATCAAACAACAGTTATTACTGCTGGTCGATAGCTTTGTTGGAAATCCAACCGCCGAGAGAAGGCACGTAGACCCATCCGGTGGCGACATTAAGTTCCTGTCCGCCTTTAACCTGTGTAATAGCAGTGGAATCAGCGGAAGGAAGCTTGCGAATATTCCAGTTACCCTTCTTGACTGTTACCTTCTTGCAGTTCATTTTGATTGTTTTAGAACTGATTCCGATAGCAGAAGGGGTACCGGGCTTGTCCGTGGTTATGCCATCGATTGTAATGCCGGGGTCCTTATCCAGATATATAAGATAAGGGCATTTACCCCACCACTTCCAAGGTCTAAGGGCGAGCTTTGTCTTGACAACACCGTACTCGTGACCTCTCGCTTCGATGACTTCACCACCGCCAATGTAAACGCCCACATGGCCGCTCATGAACACAAGTACACCAGGAATGTCAGGCATAGTAGATATACCGCCCCTTTCGGAACAGTTCGCCCGCATCATATTTGCAGACACGTCCTGCGAGATGTCATACTCGGGTGTAGATGTAGGAGTATCTGACCAGAGATACCCCTTAATCAGACCTACACAATCGTGGACTCTTTTGCCGTACTGGGAGGGAAAGTTGTTATAAGCTGTTCCTTCCCATTTATAGAATTTAGGCCACTGTTTCTTCTTGGAAGTGTACAGGGCTTCTGTTCCGATCTGACCGAATGTGCCGTACCAGTAGGGGAGACCCAACTGAGCCTTGGCGTATGCGACCAGACCGTAGTTTGTCTTAATCATTTTGAATTTCTCCTTATTCAGTAATTTCATCGTATGTCTTTTCAAAGATGTCGGGTTTGCAGGGGTATTTTTCGCCGTTAACCCCGGTGATAATATAGTCACCAACAGAAGCAGTCATATCACCTTCAAGAGTGTGAATTATGATCTCTTTGTCAGTCTGATACGCTTCTACCACGACTGGCTTTTTGCGATACTTCTTTGCGATCGGCTGTTCAATGCACATTGTATTCCCTCCCTTTTTTCCGTTATACTTTGAATGCATAATTACCAATTATGCCTATATATGTCTCGTCATTTATAGTGAATATGCTGCCTCTGGAGGGACTCTGCATTCCACCATCAAGTGACATGATGTGATTTGTTATCACGCCCGAAGCGGCAAACGTAAAGGGCTTAACGCAATATGATGCGAAATACCCCACAGCTTCTTTTCCATAATATTCAGAGGTGCCGTTTCTAACGCCGTTTCCGGTGAACCAAATCAAGTATGAACCACTGGTATCTACCTCGATTCCAAGCTCGGTGCCATCGAACATATTCCCCGTATAAATGCCCATCATCCACGGCGTTGTTCCGCCTCCGACGCTGATTCCATCGGCATCAGATGCAATATATAGAAATGGGTCATTGGTAAGCGGGACCGACTGCGTTGACCAAGCCGGAGATTGGTTGCCCGTTTTAGTCGAATAAAGGATATTAGAACCTGACACTTCGATTGCGATTGGCTTGCCGTTGATGTTTTCGGCAAGGGGCGTAAGCGTGCAACCTTTTTCGGTATAAGATATGCTCGCGACCGTTGTGAGTAAATCTTCTACCGAGTGGAGCCAGCTCAGAATTTTAGTAATATAATTTGCCTCTGTGCGATCCTCTTTGCTCATGCCCAACGTGGGCTGATATTTGTAGAGTTTTCCCATTTAAATTTCTCCTTTCTCAGAATTTGAAGCAAGTCTTAGTGGGCTGGTACATTTTTAACTGTCCCATTACCCAATCACCTCACTATCTGCAACTTCTACTGCTTCACCTATGGCATAAATCGGGAGAAGTATGCCCTCGAATGCAATTCCTCCTGTGACCAGCCCAGAACCGGAGGAAGATTTCTGAGCTAACTTAAAAGGGCTGGCTCCGTCATCGGTAAGAATAATGCCGAACGTAGAGGGTCCTTTGAGATAGAACGTATTCTGCCCACTGCGAATGGGGATACGGATTGCATCACCAGCAGCGATAGTTAAATAGTTGCTGTCTGTCTCTGGATCAACATTACCGTCAAGCATGACCTGAGCGTCTTTATCAAGGTTTTTAATCCAAGCATAACGCGGAAGTTTCTTAGGCTGTTCAATTGTCGCAACCTTTATATCATACTCTGATGGAATGATGATTGGAGTCGCAACGTTGAGAACAGTGATCGTGTTTATAACGTCTTTTAAGGAGATGTCGATAGTGATATCTCCAATATTAGTATCTGCCATAAATATCACTCCTTTTAATTAGGTGTTATCTGGTGATCGGGCACGTCCGACAAGTCGATGTCTATGGTGGTCTGTCTTAAAACTAGAGGTCCATTGGTTGTACTAACCCAACCAGTTGCCATATCAGCAGCAAATTCGTAGTCGCTAAGGTCAAAGTCGGGAGCAGTGGGTACTGACCTATGAAGTGCTATAGATTTAGGGACGTTATACTCTGTGCCCGCCGGATAATTCATCTCAACATCAATTCTTCTAAAATCTCCGTAACTATCAAGAACGGGGGTTACTGTAAATTTCGAATTGGGAACTTGTGAAAAATCATAGTATTCGACCGGATAATCGCCCGCATTTTGAATTGAGGGGTTGAATATCAAATCCAATGGTATTGCAAATCCAGTATTGGATATTTGAGTATTCTTTTGGAACCAGTGCTCATGACCATCGTCGACCACTTTATCCCAATGCGACAATGCATCGTTCAATGCTTCTTGTGCCGGCGGGAACAATCGATCAACAACATCGTTTATTCTAAGTGATAGACAATTCTCCGGAGTATACGGGTCCGGACGCCACGGTATATCACCACCGCCAGACCAGCTTTGTGTGTCGTATACACTCGTACCGGAGCTATCGGAGGGTTTATACTTAAACGAATAACTCGATTCGCTATATGCAACTGATAGTATTGGAACATTCTCGACAATTCTCTTATCATAGGTTGCACTCACGGGATCATAATTGAAGTAAACATATACACGGCTCACCGTTTTAACGATACGTGTGACATTGTAATGATAATCTTGGTCCGACGAGATCCCAGATATCGGGTGTGTATTTCCTCGTATAGCCGGTTGTATATTGCGGAGTCCTTCATTGCTTATCATTATTGCATCGTTATTTTTTACAGCCAATTCTTTTGAGGGCCGTATATATCTATAACGTTTAGCGTCTAACGTTTTGGCTTCCCAATAACTAAACGTTCCACTCCTGAGTGTCAAATGTTTAGGGTCTGTAGTCATCGGATCGTAATCTACGCCTTCTCGTTGATAACATTTATAGTATCCAACCGGCGTCGCAGCTTTCAGCATATCGGATACATCCATTTTGCCACGTAATGTCTGATGGCCTAAACCCACATTATTATAAATGCTTAGGACAACTTTAGTAGTCTGTATTTGACCATTTTTTATACACATGTCGTATGGGACGACATTACCACCGGCTCCGGTGGTATTAAATTCGCCGTCGTCAACGTATTGGGCTAGTGTATATGTCCAGTCTGGATCATCAGGCGCATATTGCAAATGGACTCTTTCAGCTTCCGCTTTAACTTCTTCGTATGGCGGATATATGTAATCCCAAACCTCGACACCATCAACATTTGTAAGGTCCGTGCCGAGATCCACAGTTTGAATATCCACATCAAATGATAATCCTTCATAATCGAAGTCAAAGTAAACCTGCTTAGAGGGTTCTGAGATATAGCCATAGTTGTTATACTTGTTGTATTCGCCAGTATATAAGTCAATCGTTCGATCAAAATGATCAACATTAAATGTCATCGATTCGCCGCTCTCGCCGATAACAAGACCTTTTCCCAATCGCATGACCTTAATGGTATAGGTACCCGCCGACAATTTCATACTAACATACGTTCTTAAAGTATTCGTCAAAGTAGTACCTCGATAATACGCAGAACAATATATCAATGTGTCGCCGTTGTAAATGCCAATTATCGGACCATTATTTGCAGTATAAGGGATGCTAGAATAGTTATACTCAGAGCTCCCAGAAGAATTAGGATCGTAATTCGCATTTCGTCCAGTTCGATATCTAAAATAAATAGTGACATTTGTTTTCATTTCCTGATACTGTCGCCACGAATGGTATATGCCGTATTCGCTATAGGAATTATGCAGCGATATCAGGGATTGAAAAACTCGCCCTAAAAATTGTCTTCTGTTCATTTTGGATTACCCCACATAGAATCCACTGAATGAAACATATCCAGTATAGAGACCATCTTTATCGTAGAAATTTAGGGAATTAATCTGCTCATTTGGGGTCCCTTTATTACTAAATGAAACGCCAACTTTTAAGTCATAAGCATCATCTTTCCCAACATTATAGTGTTCCGTTATCAAACCGTTGTAATTGTCCACATCGGAATACTCAACAAGATCAGGCTTGGGTAATTCAACGATAGATGTCGATGACGTGGCACTACTATCAGAAGATGATGTTTGGCCGATCATCATAATTCCAGCTGCAGTAGCAATATCCATATCATCGACCTCCTTTAGTGTTAAACTGGAACCTATAAGTTTTGTTATTGTCTTTGTCAATTATGCCTACGACCTCTTCATCAGCAGTGTCAACATCGTCAATGATAAGCTGCCAAATACGGTATCGATAGGCATACGCGTTTTTACCGTCGCCGGTTGTCCAAGTAATATAGTAGGTTATAACTAAGCTATCGGCGGGCACTTCACGTGTTTCGCCGTTAATATATTCACTACCATTATATTCAGTATCACTGATCGTAGTAGAGTAGTTATAATACGTTAAACCACTTGGAAACGTAGGCGGACCAGATGGTGCCGGAGGAGTTGATCCACCGCTCATCATTATCATAGCCGCCTCAGCGAAAGTCATTCTGAGACCTCCTCTATGACAGATTTGAAATTATACCGTACATTGCCCGTTCCGTCAGCCGTGATGGTCTGTTTGTACCGACCGCCTTGGAAATAGGCAACCACGGTGTTATCGTCGATTTTCTGGATCTTGGTCTCATTCTCAAAGAATAGCTGTTTACCAGTGATAGCGACTACACCTACTCGAAGTCCCTTGAAAATCTGTTTAAAGGAAAACCGTTTCAGCACGCCTTCTAAATCCATAGCAAACCCTCCTTTACATTAAGAATGCTACTCCAACACCATCCGGAACGATGTAGAACATGCCATAATTCTCGCCGACAGTAACTTTCTTGCCAGCAGCCATATTTTGAGCATGCTCACTCGAATAGAAATGTTGGGTCATTGTTTCTGGTGTCATTAAGCCAGGCTCGGAAAACGTATATGAGTTGTTAGCGGGGTTGAGGAAGTCAATCGAAGTCTGAGTAATAACGAAAGTCTTGTCCATATTATGCGGTGCCGACACAACTTCCATACTCTGACCGAGTTCTATCTTATCGACGTTCACATCAAGCAAACTTAAATCGACTGCTTTGATTGTAAATGACATCGTTCCTGTACCACCGCCAAGCTGAATAATATTCAGGGCAGCCTGCTCGAGCTTATCTCGATCCTCGATCATATCAAAGTTTATAACCTTGTCAATGGGACCGGAATCGCCTTCTACGCCGCCTTGAACATAATATTGTCTGTCTTTCAAATCAACATGAGAATCGAGCGGATCTTTACCGTTATCATTATAGATATTAAGGCTGCCCGATCCGAGAGGTATGATGTTATTGTACAGCTCATCGCCACTTATAAATTCCTCAAAGTCGATCAGATTTTTTGCAAATTCTACTTTTTGTGTACATGCCCCAGACGGAAGCTGACACAATTCAACATTGGTTATTACTCGGCCGTTCTCGTCAATTGACCAAGACGGTATCATCGAGTAATTATAGTCTTCAATAATTCTATTTTGAATTTCTGTGAAGACTGTATCATAAGAGTCGCATCCAGCAATATTGGCATCAGTTCCGAGCGTGATATTAGAGACCATGAATGTAACCTTACGAGCCGCCGAACATCGATAATTATACACTCCGATTATGTAATCGAGATGCTCTTGTTTGGTTTTAGGCTGAACAGTCCATTCTTCGAGTACATGAGTCTCTTTAAAGGTCTCGATCTCGTCACCTTTAGCTTGGATTTGCTTATCAAGTGTCTTGGCTGCAGCTGGTTGCTCGTCTTCGTTTATAGCAGCTCGCTTAGTATTAAGAGCTGCAAGTTCTGTTTCCAGAGTGCCAAGAGTAGCTAAGTTAGCAGTGTAATCGCCACTTTGAATCCAATACTGGTAGGGAGCGAGACATATATCATTTAAGAATGCCAACGCTCCCTCACAAGTAATGACCTTATTTTGGTAGAAATCTCTTCGAATACCGAAGACTCGACCAAACCAGACTATCTTATCGTCTCGCTTGATCATTATCTGAGTCTTCAGTTTCTTGAAATCGCCATAACGAGGATGCGAGTAAGGTATGGTGAGCGTAGCGTCGCCTGCCTGATCCACCTGAGCATTGAACGAACCAGCTGTGAGTACATAACCTTCCTCGACTTTATCGGGGGAATATACAAGAGCTGGCGTTGTGTCCAGCAGATCGAAATAAGCATATACGCTATACATTTAACTCACCTCATAACATTTTAGTTTTACCGTCAAGAGTGTATTTATATGGGCCTACATCATAGTCAACGGTTATTTTACTGTAATGTATACTGGAACTTGAATCCCATTTGCTGACCCATACGCGTCCCTCATAGTAATAATTTGGATCATCATTAAAGATAATCTTCTTCTTACTACCATTAAGGTATGCCATTACCGTAGAGAACATATCACTCCATTCCTTAAATCCATTCTGGACAAGGAATTCGATTGATCCCGTACGGTTGTTGTATACCGGCTTGCCTGAAACAACCTCGGATAAATCTATGACACCGTCAGCCCCCGGGATATCGACTGTGGAAGTCTTCTGCGTCGGGGGATTTATGACGGGTCTTGTCATAGGAACGAGGTGCCAGTCAATCCAAGAATTCTTTGACTCAGTCGCTGACTTAAACGTTACCGAATGGAAGTTATTGGCCGCGATCTGGTCTATCTCGTCTTTAGTAGGCATTATCCACCTCGTCTTCTCATAGTAGCCCTATCACCAAGCGACTGATCAATGCCGCTTGTAAGATGACCAACGAGTGCACCAGTATCCATAACGACCTGCATATTGTCAAGTCTATCATTTATCGTGGTGAACTGTACATTGACATCGTTTCTAAGCTGCATAAGCTCGTTGACAGGATTAATTGTATCGAGTTTACCGCAAATATCAGTGTTCATCTGGTTAACTGCTCCAAGAAGAGCTGCATCATTAGCATTAATATTTGCAGTGCTGTTGATAAGGGTATTGGGAACGGTCAGACAGCCAGCACCGAACATGGTATTCAACTGACCCATACCAAGCTGTACCTGAGAAAGGTCGAGTACAGGAGTTATAACAAGGCTGGTATTAATTCCATTTTGAATTGCGGCGTTGAGCTTGCTTACGATGTTGTTCATCGTGTCAATGCTCGTCTGAGTGTTCACGTCGAGTATGCCAAGATCAGTAGATACGTAGTTGCCAATACCGCTTGCAAACTTATTCAGTTCGTCGGTAAAACCTTCGATGAGACCTCGAGCAAGATATCTACCAACTTCGTCACGCATTACGGTAGACGGAGAATGGATACCGAAGAGCTCCTTGATACTATCAGTAATCTTGGCACCACTCATGTCAATAAGACTGAGAGATGCTTCGGTCTCATCAGAGAATCCATTAGCCAGACCGGCTGCGATGTTAATGCCAATAGTCTTAGCAGAGTCGGGGAGATCTTTGACAATATCAAGAACATCCTGTACATATTCCTCAGTAGCATCCTGAAGCTGATCGCCATAGAGAGTCTTAGCGAGTTCATCGCCTGCGTTCTGGTATTTCTCATAGTTATGAGCCAGAGCAGCAAGCTGTTTATCAGTCTCAGACAGGAGGTAATTTGCAGTAGCGGTGCCCTTTTCAACGTCCATGCCCTCGAAGAGAGACATAAGTGCGTCAGAGCCACTTCTCTTCTGCAATTCTTTCAGCTTATCATTGTATTCATTGATAGCCGTTGTACCATTGCGTATCTTATCAGTAAACCTGGCATCGACAATTGTATCGTCGCCCTTAGCGGATTCATTGGCTTCCTTATAAGCAGTGATTTCCTTCTCGAGAGACTTGATATTCCTTTCAAGTTGAATAACCTGGTTGGATTCCTCACCATATCTTGCAATGGCAGCATCCTTCTGATCGTTAAGCTCCTGAAGTCTTGTTTCTAAGGGTTCGAGGCCTTGCTCGTAAAGATCGTTCTTTGTAGTGAACGTCATCAGATCAGCCATATCCTTGGTTACATTACCCTTTAGCTTATCGATCTTGGACTGGATAGTCTTAATCGTATTCTCAAAGTCTTTATTCAGGTTATCCATATTCTTCTGAACATAGTCAGACATCTTATCCTGAGCATAGCCGATAAGACCGACCTGATCCTGGGTATACTTCTTGAGAAGCGTTGTGTACTTGGCATCATACTCACTTTGCGTAATACGGCCGTCCTTGTAATCTTCTATGATAGCGTCATATTCGGATTTAGCCGTTTGTAGCGTAGAGCTATATTCGACACCAAGATCTTTGTAGTATTTGGTTATATCGGACTGGGCAACGGAGAGATCGCCCGTGATCAAACCACTGAGATCACCAACACCGAACATGCTAGCTATACTCGTGGTGTCCCCTGTTGTGAGAGCGGAGAAGAAATTAGTAGTAGTATCCTTGATACCATTCAACTTATCCTTGCCAGTATTTACGAGGGTATCTAAGAAGTTTCCGGATTCCTTCTCGGTCTCAGCCGCAGCCTTAGCATTGCTGGCATTTACTTCGGCAGTTGCCGTTTCAGTTTCCTTCTTAGCGTCACGAGTTATCTTCCGAGTAGTCTTTGTATACTCATTGACTTCCTTCTGACGCTGTTTGAGAGATGCTTTCAGTTTCCGCTTGCCAATTTTAGCACTATCCGATCCGCCAATAAGACTAGTAGTTGTAAGCTGTTGGAATGTACTTACAATATCTGCATATTTCTTTATGTCGGAGTCGCTTATACTACCAGCATTTTTGATCATAGCCACCAGAGAGTCAACCATTGAGATGTGTCCGCTAAGTGTTCCACTGTCGAGCGATGACATGGTGGTATAGAATCCGCTTGCAGCAAATGTTATTGAATTGAGAAGGGTCTTGAAATTCTTAATACCAGCTGATTTGTCATCATTGAGGATACTGTCAGCGACATTTTGAATTATTTTAGTAAGCGTCTCGGCTGCGGTCTCTGTGCTAGCAAGATTGGTAAGTTCCGCATCCGTAACACCAGATATGTAGCCAAAAGAGGTACTAAGACCCTGAAGATTACCTTGCAGTATCGTCCAGTTTACGTTATCAGATGCAAGACCGATATCACGAATGGACGAAGCAAGATTTATGAGTTTAGATATAGAAGTCAGCGCCGAGTTAACAGCACTGAAGTTCACGTTTCCATCAGAAAGCGTGCTCGCAAAGGTCATAAGAGACTCAGCATATGCATTCAAGCCATTGCCAAGTTTACTCCAATCAACCTTTGTGTTACCCCAGAGCTTATCCCACCAAGAATCGTCCTCGGGAAGGGTCTCATAGAGGTCGATAAGCACCGCTGTACCATCAACGCCATTCTGCATCTGAGTAGCATTGATGGATTTGGATTTGATCGAGAATGATTGGAGCGCAGTTGCATAGCTACTAAGTCCCGCCGAGAAGTTAGACCAACTCTTATCGCCGAACCATTCACCAAGTTTACCACCAGTTTCGGGTATTTCGTCGTTCACAGCAGCGAGTTTCTTAGTAGCATCGACACCGTTCTCCAAGCCAGTAGCGTCAATGTGTTTGCAAGCTATCGAGAATACGACGAGTGTACGAGCGTACTGGGATAAACCATCACGGAAATCATTCCATGTATTATCACCCACAATAGCAGCAAGGAAACCGCCAGTATTAGGTATACTTCCAGCTGCTTCAGCAAGTGAGTCAGTAGCATTTACGCCAGCTTCCATACCTGCTGAATCAATACCAGTACCCTGTTTACTGAATTCAACGAGAGCTTCCCCGTATGATTTTAAGCCAGTACCGAACTTTGTAAGGTCGCTGTTACCATCCTTGGGGCTGTCAGTAAGTGTCTGAACCGCCCACAAATCGTTAACAATAAATCCAGCCATTTCAACAAGGGCTTCAGTTCCGGCCTTAGCTTTATTGAGACCACTTGTGTCGATAGATTTACACTGCTCTGCAAAGTCGTTAAGTACCGGAGTAAGCAACGCCATGGAAGACGAGAGTTTAATCATCATCTTCTGATTATCTTCGAGTTTCTTGATTTTAAACTTACCACTAAAAAGAGTGGAAAGGGTCGTGATCAGACTGTCCATTGCTTCGATTCGGTCTACAGACAGACTTGCACAACCATCAAGGAAGCCTTGGAGATTATTCATGAATACAGTCAGGATATTTCCTATTTCAGGAAGACCTGAGATTGTAGCCACGACTGACTCAGCGAACAATTCCCCGAGACCGACGAAGAGTTTCTTAAGAGCATTGATTCCAGTATCGATCAAAGCGCCATCATCGCCGATTGCCTCCACCAACATACCCATCAATGCAACTACACCTGCTAAACCGGCAATAAGTGTTATTAACCCACCTACACCAGCGAGAAGCGTTCCGTAATTAAACATACCAGCTATACCGAGTATAACCATGGCCGCTGACAGCGCAAGGAGCATTGAGGATATTCCTTGAATAGTATCAAGTGATGTCTTAAGATCAAATTTTTTCTCTATTGCGGAGATGGCGATTACGAGTGTACTTATAGCGGCCATTACTCCAGCCATCTCAATAAGAGCAACTGTCATAGTACCCATTACGCCCGTTGTATTAGCCATTGCCTTCGAAACCAGACCAATAGCAGCGAATGAAGCAGCAAGAGCGGCCATGATGATTCCCAGTGCTGTAGCCGCTTTTATCATTGCGTCTTGATCAAAAAGACTAGACGACAAGATACCTAATCCGACAGTCATACCGACAAGAAGTGTGGTTATGACTATAAGAGATTTGAATGCATTTTCAGCAAGTTTGGAAACCGCTATAAGGGCTGACATAACAAGACCTATAGACTGAACTGCCTGTATACCTTGTTTAAGACCCTCTGGATCCATCAAACTGAACGCTGCAACAGCTGCTGTGAGAGCCACTACTGCGCCAGAGAATGCGAGAAGCAATACACCAGCTTTATGAGATGCTTCACCAGCAAGTTTAGAAACTGCTATAAGGGCTATGGCGACGAAGCCAAATTCCCAAATAACACCGATTCCCTTACTCGCTTCGGATGTCTTGATTGAACCAAGCATTCGTATACCGACAGCCAAAAGACCTAGGGATGCACTAAATGCGAATATAGATAAGCCTATTTTATTTGCATGACGACCTGCAAGTTTCGATACTGCAATCATGGCAGTAACGATGCCCGCAAATGTCACGACTATTGTCATGCCTTTTCCAACTTGAGTAGCACTTGGGAGATTGTTAAACGCTGCTGCTATTAACAGAAGCGAACCCGAGAATGCGAGCATCTGAACACCGAATGATGCTATTTCTTTACCGGTTAGTGATTTTGCCATCAGAGCAAACACGCCTATGAAAGACATCAATTCAAGTATGACAGCTGGATTAACAAACTTCACGCCGCTAAGTAATTTTAGTGCACCAGAAAGTATAACACACGAAGCAGCAATCGATATCATAAAACCAGCTGCTTTGTTTAGTTCTTTGGATACCGTTCCAGAATAATATATAACCGCTGCTATACCACCAAGCATTACACCTAATCCAGTTATAACATCGGTGGTACCCATCATATCCAGACTCTTGAATGTCTTAGCGAGCTTATCGCATGCGGTGGCTAACAGATTAACTGCTATACCTAATGCAATTATAGTGAGCGTTGTGTTGTTGATTACTTTAGCTTCACCACTTACTTTAGTCAGTGCCACTGATAAAACACCAATTGAGCCCATGAGGACCACCATAGCACCCAATAATCCAAGTGCTTTACCTATTTTGTCAGGATCTATTGAAGCGAGTAATGTAAGTGATAATGCTAATACACCAACTGCGGCTGCCATTTCAAGGGTTGCCTCTGCCTGGGTTTTGAACGCCTGTTGTTTAAGTACACCAGTAAACGCCTTTATAGTACCCTTTATAGATTTAAGTATGCCTTTAACCGGGTCAAATAATTCGACTGCCGATGATAATGCAGTTGATATCCTTTCGACTGTCTTAACAACAATAACAGCATTAGCAGCAGCAAATACAACGCCCCAGTTAAGCTGGGAGAACGTCTTCTTGATAGCATCAACTATGATAGTAGCCTCTGACAAGAAACTATCAAGAGGCCCTCTTACCTTAGCTAAACTGCTTTGAAGCGAACTGATAAGATTTGTCTTTAGGTACGTTCCAAAATCTGTAAAGTCGACTTCCATTTTGAATAGTTCGTCGATCACCATCTCACGGAACGATTCAAACAGTTTGGGAAGATCGCTAAGGTCTATATGACCCAATGACTTCACATACTGTATAAAATTCTTGATAAGAGTGATAGCATTGCCAAAATGTTCGTTCATGAACTTTCCGACATTCTTTGCACCAGCCTGAATTTTAGCGAATACAGTCTGTACTACCTCAGTTTCCATTATCTTATCCTTGAATTCACCGAGATATGTCCATGCATTAGCAATCGCATCACGTATCTTCTCAAGAGATGATCGGATAACATTATGCTCTTTCATCCACTTACGGAATGCTACGATGTTATCACCAATCGAGGCAGTAAATCCAAGTATATTACCAGCATCGACATCAACTACTTTACCGAGTTCTTCTAATGCAAACTTAAGAACTCCACCTGCAATATCACCAACAATGCCGAAGAGCGAGAAGAGTCCCGAAAATGTACGCATAAGTTCGTTTGAGTAGTAACCCACCTTAGCAAATGCCGCCGTGAGTTTGTTCAATGTGGTAAGAAATGTCTTTATGGGTTTAGCACCAGTATTGAAAGTTTGTTTGAACGCAATCTTTACAGATTTAGCAATAGCGAGTATGCCGGTTAAAGTGTTCTTGATACTCTCGATAAGGAGTTGACGTCCGCTCTTTTCGGACATATTTTGAATCATCTCATTGAGCGTTGTGCCACTCGTACGAGCTTCTTCAGCTAATGCTTTATAAGCCTGAATCTGATCATCCGTGAGACCTAGATTCTTGAGCTGTGCATTAGACAGTTCATCATAATTTATTTTCTCACCAGCAATGGTTCTGTTAACTAAATCTTGAACGACACTGTATTCATATCCAGCGTCTGTCAGTGATTTAACTCGAGCGGAACCATCGCCGTATACACCCTGAATAACGGCGTTAACAACTGACTGATAAGATGCTATCTTCTGAGCCGCCGCTGCAGCCTCGGTTCCTGTACCGTCGAGCTTACCTGCAAAACCGTCAAGTGTATTGAGAAGACGATCATCAGTAAGCCATCCACGCTGAAGTGTTGCTTCAAACGAGCCATCGATCTCTATCCACTTATCAATCGCAAGACCACTCTTACGAGCATCATCTACGAGTTTCTGACGGAATGTATCAACTGAAAGTCCCGCATCCTGAAGAGTAGAACTGAACTTACTCCAATTCGATGTCATGGCATCATTAACGATAGCATTTCGAGCATCACTAGCATCATTGATTACTCCACTAAGCATATCCGATATATCAGTGAAGAATCCCTTAGCCTCTTCGAAATCGCCAACAATTAGCTGCCACGTCATGGTCCAACCAGAACCTACTGCTTCAGTAAGAGTGTCTATGAGCTGAGTAAATGTCTTAACCTTGGTTGCGGCATTCTCCGCTGTGGTTGACATATTAAGAAGCTGATAAGCCTGATCTTCGCTTATCTTGCCGGATTTAGCAAGTTCGGCAGCCATTTTATGATACTGCTCGGTTACATCAGAAGAGGCGAGTGCATTTTTACGCATAGCTTCCACTGTTTGTAAACTTGTACCAGTAACCTTTGCAAGATATTCGTTAACGCCAGAAGTAGTAAACTTAGAAAGGGTCTCTGTAAGAATTTCAGAGGTTATCCAGCCTTCTTTAAGAGACTCTCTAAACGAGCCAGCTTTCTCAATTATCTCGTCGACTGCTACGCCGTATGTTTTAGCAGTATCTTTTAAAGCATTTTGAAATACTTCACCGCCCATGCCGGCGTTAACGACCGAGTTCCAATCCTGAAGCTTCAGTGCGCCTGCTGCAAGGGCCTGAGAAAGCTGATACATTGCTGTGGAAGCCTGCTGAGATGTTGAACCCGATACAGCTGCCAGGTTGGCGATACCCTGAATAGCCCTTGTCGAAGTTTCAAGATCAATACCAGCTGCGGTAAACGTGCCGATGTTACGAGTCATCTCAGTAAAGTTATAAATAGTCAAGTCAGCATATTTGTTCAGCTCATTTAAGGACTTGTTAACGTCATCCAGTGTGGATCCCTTAGACGAAGTATTAGCCAAAATTGTCTGAATGGCGCCCATCTGGGTTTCGTACTCTTCGAAGCCTGCTGTAATAGGAGCTACAGTAAACATCTCAGCGTACTTTTTGCCAGTATCGACAATTTTATTAGCAATACGGTCCATTACATTGTCGACGGTCCTATATAGTAAATTAAAAGACTCTCGAACAGTTGCAACAGAATTCTCAAGCGGCTTAAGTGTTATTGATTCAATTGCACTCGTTAGAACGCTAATCGATTTTGCACTATCTTTGAAATCCAAATCTGACTTAAACTGATTAAGTGATTGCTGTGATTTCTTTATGTTCTTTTCGAACTTAGAATTATCAAATGAAAGTTCGACGACTTTGCGGTCGACTTCTGTACTCATCTACTTATAACCTCCTTCCACATATTATTTGCCAGCTCCTCAAATAAAGGCCGAATAGAGGGATTGATGTAATCGATTCCTTCTACCCATCCCCCATCACGAGTCGCATGGCCAGTTTGCAATATTATTGCTATAGGCACACCATTGTGTACGTTTGAGTTATAGAACGATAACGAGACGGAATTGCGGGTTCGCTCAATGGTATAATACCACGAATTTGCCGTCATACCAGTGTCTACTGGTGTAGCCGCCCGAAGAGCTTCCACGCCTTTCCGTCCGTATTCGTCAAGTTTGCTTATATACAGGCCCTCTTTAGCCCGCTCGAAAAAGTTATCAAGGTGTTTGAAGTTTCCGTGTCCTATCAACTGAATCATACGGGTTGGACCTCCTTATTTATCCTTTTGTGTGCATTTTAGCACGACGTTCAGCATTGAGTCGCGCATTTCGCTCCCATATCTCACGATTACTCATTTTCTTAGGAGGTGAGTTCTTTAAACCGCATACCTCTATCAAAGTCATAAGGCGATTTATATGCCAATACTGACACTCGAAAGGTATGTTAGCAGAAATCATCCACTGATAAATCTCTTCATTAGTAATGATTTTCTTCTTATTGGTTTCTTTCGTATTTTCTGGGAGTATAGTTGCAGTAGCAGGGTCATCCATGTATTTATTTATGGTATCAATGTCTTTGCTGGTTAAGCGAGCATATACCTCGTCACTAAACGGGCCGTTAAGTGTCATAAATCTAATGTAATCATACATTTCAGTAGTAGACTTATTACGAGTCGCTATGAATGATTTATGATACTTCTGTTCCCATTTTGAAATTGAGACGAGGGAGTGCTCAAGCTGCATGACCACTTCGGGGCATTCTATGAATTCGTTAGTTGTTTCGTTGAAACACGCTCCGAGATTGGGCAATTTTAGTTCTAACATCACTTGACCATCTCGATGGTCTTCTTAGCAGTGTCAACATCGACATTAGGCATCTTAGGCATGATGCCTGCAACAAACTTAGCAGCGGCGTCAGCATCAGTAGCGAACTTCATGTAAAGTTCAGAGAATGCGGCAGATGCTTCGAAATTCCTGCACAGAGGTCTACCCTCGTCATCAGTCTTTCTGAAGTATTTACCGTCAGCAGACTTTTCGCCATACGCTCTGAGGATGAGTCCCTTGAATATGGTGACAATGTTCTTGTTATCTTTGGTCTTGACAATCTCTTCGATCATCTTAGAAAGACCGCCCTCGACATCGAGTTCCATTGCCATGAGTTCGGGCTGTGTAATATGGAACCAGAAGTCCTCGGTACGGGTAACACCATTGTAATCTTCATAAGTAATAGGCATGTTGATCATTAGAATTTCTCCTTTACATAATTTATAGTCATTTTGAATTTAAAGAGTCTTGGAGGGCCAACTTAATGACCCTCGCGTGACTCTGATCAATTATATTACCCAGCGTTAGTTGCGATGATCTGAAGAATCTCAGCAGGTGTAGGCAGGGTAGCTCCGTCAGTTTCATCACCGTAGAGCTTCTTCTCAATTGCGTCAAGGATAGCCTTCTTTGTCTTGGTGCTGTCAATGATGATGCAAGAAGTAGGCTTATGACCCTCAACAGGTACGGGTGTGGTTGTAACTTCCCAAGAGAATGTTACTGCATCAGGAGAGTCGTTGATAGTGGAATAGGACTTCTCGGAAGGAGTAGCCTTAGCACCGTAAACGATATGCAGCTTGTAGCCATATGCGTTACCCTGGGTATCATTACCGAGAGTGGTTCTATAGCAGAAGCCAAAAGACTTTCTGTCCTGCTGACCGATAGTGATGCCTTCGGTGAGTGATGCGGAACCATCACACTCTGCAAACTCGTCGGGATATGTGTAAGCTTCGATTGTAGCGCCGAACTCCTCGAGAGAAGTAAGATCAAGATACTTGATGTCATCCGCATAAAGCTTTGTAGATTCTGCACCAGATGGTGACTCGGTAACAGCAGTAAGACCATTCCAAGCAACACCAGCGCCGTAGCCAGATTCGGTCATAGGGTAAAGAACGCCCATCTTCGTACCGGTTTCATAAAGCTTCTTGCCTTCAGTATCCCAGGTAAGTCTAGCCATGGAAAATTCCTCCTTTAATAATAAATTGTGAATACATCGTGATTCAATCCGTCCGCGGTATAATGTCGCTGATAGTGTGAGGACGGAATCTTTGACACCCTATCAACTACTACACTATCGGGATTTTTATCTATGATAATAACTTCATAAGAATGATTTTGAGCATAGACATTATCATCCGCGAAAGTGTTTTCTATATTCAACCTTGAGTAACGAATGGCGGGGTATTTCATTCGTACCGATGATGGAGCCTGATAGTAGACATTTTTACTACCAAGGCATTCTTCAAGCAATTTCTGAAGACCTAATCTATCAGCCATTATATACCCCTCCAATCGTGATATTGAGACGAGGAGGTGCAACATCAACGTCCGTGACACACCACTTAGCTCCTCTAAACTCAACGTACCTCATGAGGTGAATATGATCGATGAGATACGGGTCCGCAACAACGCTAATCTCATTGGACACGTTGACATCGGGATTAACACGGTCGGCGGTAGCATTTGACCAGAAATGCCGCAGAAGATCGCCACTATAGTGTCTTTCCTCGATATCTTCAACATAGACGCCAGAATCTTCTGACTCTAAACGTTGTGTTGCGAACCCGATTATTCCATGAAATTTAGCCATTTTGAATTAGCCTCAGGTATTGTCTTCGGTACCAGGATCAGAAGATGCTTTAGCAGTTTCGATGGCAATAGCAGAATAGGGCTTGATGAGCGCACCAGAGATTCTGGTCTCGATCAGGTACTTCTGCTGGTTGTAGTCGATGTCGAAGTCATCAAACATGTTGATAGCTCCGCCCTTATCAGCACCAACGTTGTAGTCGGAGAGGTTTACGATAATGCCGAGCAGATCGCCACCGTTCTTACCCTTGGCGCCTTCCATAACAGGTACAGTAACGATAGCGGAAACTCTGAGCTTCTTAGCGAGCTGAGCCTCATCGTTGTAGATGGTACGGCCGGTGGTGTCCTCGATGAGGAGCATAGAAGTAAGCATGTCTTCAGTAGTGTAAAGAATAGGAGCTCCACTGCCCTTGTAGTCCTTGCGAGATCTGATAGCGGCAACGATGAACGCTTTAGCCTTATCGGTATCAGATGCGCCGTCTGCGGTAGTAACAGTAACCTTGATAGTATACAGATCTTCGTCGTTAAAGATAGGTCTTACATGAGATTCCTGGATCTTGTCTTCAGCAGAAGAGAGTCTGCCATCGCCGACGAGAATAGCTCTTGCAAGTTCCTCATTGAGCATCATACGCATTTCAGACTTAACCCAAGACACAACGTCGAAAGAAGTGATGTCGATGAGATCATCTCTGTCGAACTTCTGCTTCTTGTAGACAGTCTGAGGGTCAGTGGTTCTCTTGAGGAGTGTGAATACCTGCTCCTTCTTAAGCTTACCCTTGATATAACCCTTTGCGCGAGCTTCGTCAGCGGTAATGTTAGCGAAGATAGACTTGATGCGGCTGAAGGGAGTGTGATGTACGCCATTGAGAACGCCGTCAACCCAGTTGGTATCACGCTTGATGAAACCGGGGATAGTGTCGATGGTCTTGTAGTCGGGGAACAGATAATCGATGTTAGTGATAGAGTGAGCGATGCAGGACTCCTTCATGGAACCGTAACGCTTCATATCACTGATTGCGGCAGTCATGTCTTCATGAGAAATGGTATCGCCGGTAGTGAGTGTGCTCTGGTCAAATACATTATAAGGCATTTCATTTTCCTCCTTAATAGAATGAATTATATCTTCAGGGTCGCTGAGGTCGAGATCAAGACCGTCGAGCACATCTCCTGAATCGTATAAATGTTCAACGTCTGTAGATCCTTCATCGAGAGCATGAGCAACGAGTGCCGTCACTACATCGCGCTGCTTGTCAGTAAGGGTCGCAAGGACGTCGGCAACGGTCTCTTCCTTTGAATCGGGAGTGCCGTCTGCGGAATGGCAAATGATGGATTCACCGAAATAGATAACACCTTCTTCGCTCAGGTCTTCACCATGAGAAACGACGGTATCAATTGTTGCGGCGGGGTTTGCACCAACTGCTACAAGGCTGACTTCACAGATATTTCCATGAGTTACGTCAGCGCCGAGCTGGTGAATATCATTTGCGAAAATGGAAAGGGATTTGAGGTCACCATGCATAACCGCCTTGTGAGCGTCAATACCCTTTGTGGTGTCATTGAACTTACAGTAAGCATATACGCCCTCTGGACGATTCTCGAGCAGTGCATGCCCAAGGATATTGGATACGTCTTTGTGCTGATGGGACCAAACGAGAGGCACGATCTTACCATTGCAATGCGCGAATGCGTCCTTCTTGATGGTTCTGCCATCGGAGCATCTCACATCATTCTTGGTTGCCCAGCCACAAAAGTCATAGTCATTACTGCTGACTGTTGCCATTTTGAATTTCCTCCTTCTTATTATTTGTAGTGTCATTAGAAGGAGTTTGTGCAACTTCTTCGGCAGACTTATTGAGGTTCTTGTTTCTAAGTTCGTCCGCGTTCGGGTCGCTGGAGGGTTTCATACCTGCGATCTGGCGAACTTCATTAGATGTAAGAATCTCGTTTCTTGTAAACTTATCCGCAATATCCGCAAGATTACTGATAGGAACAAGCTTAAAGGGATCTCTGAAGTATACAATGTCTTGACGCTGACTACGCGCCGTCTTGGATAAGAACTTAACACGCATAGCATCAACTATAGCAGCTACGATTGGTTCAATTGTACGGCTGTTGTAGTTTAACATTGTACTTTCATCGGCGGAACCATTGAGAACTTCGGTTGTAATACCTAACTGAGCATAAAACTGTGAAGTGAGGTATTCAATCTGGGCCTGGAGATTGTTCTCAAGCGGACGATTAAGCTGAGTAATCTTCTCAGTACCATCCGTGTATGCAATACCATATTTTGAACCTGAGAGCTGAACTTCAATTTCCCTACGCCGTTCCTCAGCCTGCTTCTTTCTGGCATCAGATTTGATAACATAGGGCAACTGAATGATAAGGTCCAACTTTCCAGCACTATTTTGAGCATCGATAGCGTCAAGCATAGAAATCTTTCGCATGAGGCGCTGCATAGTGCTGTTTGGTTCATTTATTATAGCATATAAGGGATTTGGAACGATTGCAACACAGCGCTTAGGGAGAATTATCTCATGATGCTGACCATCGTTTTCGTTGTAAAGATCTATCTTAACATACTGAGGTCGCCATTCAACTATCTTACCAACGCGCATACTAAGCACATCATAGGAATCAGTGAATGTTATATCATTCGTAGCATCAACCGGAACGATTGCGATTGAACCGTTTGTAAACATACTCAGCACGCAGTCTTGAACGAAAGCCCTAGATGTCTGATCGATATTAGCCTCTTGTGTCAAGCAATAATTCAGGCCATCATTAATGGTTTCTGAATATCTGTCATTTTCATCAAGACGCACGTGCTGTATCACAACGGACGCGACGTCCAATGCGATACGATTGTAGACAGCCATGATAGTTGTCGTTTCTGACCCCTGGTAGTATCTTGCATAATTGGGCGAGTAGTACGACGCGGGGCCATAATCGTACGGAGTGGGGTCTCGACCCATAAACGCATTCCAAGCGTTCTTTGTGCGCTGTATTATACCCATGTGAGAGACTCCTTATTACCAAATATCCTTACTGTTCTTCGTGATAACCGAATTATTCAATGTGCTTGCCTCGTCCAGGTATTTTTTCGAATCTTGTAATAGGCGGGGAACAGTTTTTACATAACTGGTGGGGTTATCGTATACAAAATTGTTATACATCCTCTCGATCCTGTCGAGTTCCCTATATAGTGCAATAATCGTTGGTGATGTTTTATCATACGTGCGTAATATATCATTGGATATATTACGTTTTGCAGAGTTGAGCTGTGCTAAGGCTCTTGGATCTTTTGCGCGGCCCTCCCGATTTACGAGTGACTTCCATGTATTATCGAGCTTAGTACGATAATCGGAAGCTTCCCGTCGAACATTAGCAGCATCGCTTCGCAATTTATCCGCGGCATCACAAATTTCTTTTCCTTCACGTGAGATCTGAGCTGCTTCGAGTCTTTCCTCTGCTTCACGCTGCTTATTTTTAGCATCAGACGATTTGCGATCCGCGTCTGTCACTTTATCCATAACTTTTCCGATTGTGTCATTTATACTGTCACGGAAACGCACACGTTCTTTAGCAGCATGCTCGATAAAATCGTCAGTAGGCATGTCGAAATATGACTGCTTGATTCTCTGATTGGGATTAGGGTAAGATACGACTTCATAGGGAATAAATATGGATCTTGCTCTCATCAATCTCATTGCATTTCGTTTTGAGGTAGTTGGGTATGCAGAAACATCAATAGCTTTAACGTCGTCCAGGAGTTTTTTCTGGGCATCGACATTGACCTTCATTTGTGCATGGTAAGAATCAGCTTCACTCTTGGCGTCTGAAGCTTTTTTTCTAGCTTCCCATATCCACTTCTCGTAATTTTGAGTAGCTTTTAAAGGGTGGCCGTACTTCGATGCTGACGATGCTCGGATACCCTCATAACTTCCCGCATTATTCATGTAATTATAATACGACTTCATAGACCGATTATAATCATTCAAGATAGTTTTGTACTCGCTCTTGAGTTTCTTCATTTTTTCTGCATAAGCATTTATCAGACGAATATCCGCATCATACTGCGGACTTCCTGTGGGAACCCAGCTGGCATGCTCAATGGTATTCGAGTACGCTCTACTTGAACCGGATCCCGGGTAGTCAAGCCAATCGTTCGTTGACATCCCTCCTTTTTCAGCATGTCGAACGCTATTCACATACGGTCCGTCATATTCACGGGTATGTTTAGAACGCTGCTGCCGATATTTATCGTATTTAACTTGTGCAATGGAGAGCCTTCTTTTAGCATCAGAAAGACCGTTTTTTGCGTATTCAAGTTGTTTATTGAGATCCTCAAGATGCAATTTTCGGTTCTTTTCATGGCGAGTCGATTCCTGAAATGCCTTTAATGGAGAAGCGACTGCAGCTTTCTTTCGTTCTGCTTCGATATCAGCTGCTTGTTTTTCGACTTCTTTTACACGTTTCTCAATTTCTTCAACTTGCTTTGTATATCGTTCGATATCCATTTCGGCACTTCTTTTTTCACGCCAGGTCTTCTCAACAGCATAATCATCGGCGTCGTCCTGTTCGATTCGTGCACGAACTTTCTTGTCGTCGAGTTCTTCTTTGTCTTTTTTGCCAAAAAGTTTCGACGGATCCCATTTCATGCCCTTTACGCCATAGTGAGCAATACACGCTCTGCTCGATCCAGATCCCTGATAGTCAAGCCAATCGTTCATTTTACCACCTCTCAAAAATTATCTCGATTGTGTTTATAAGCTACAAAAGCATCCATCATTGCTGAAACGGAGTCAATCTTCTGTTCACGATGAGACTTAAGCAACTTTCGATTTCCGTTAGTATCCTCAAGAGTAATACAGTTGCCCATAGCGAACTGCATAAGAGCCTCATCAAAGAGAAGCATACGCTTTTCACTAAGATGCTTTAATTCACCAAGAGGAACTGACTCTGTACGCGCTCCCTGGATAACTTTCTCGACGCCAAATTCAGAGTTCTCAGATATATAAAGATCTACGAACTCTTTAGCATTATATGGGTCATAACCAAAGCAACGTACATCATATTCACACATTTGTATATGTGCATCGAGGTCCTGATATACCTGTGTCATGTCAAGGATAGAACCTTCCATGATTATAAGACTACCTTCGTCCATAAATTCCTGGTATTTACTCCTCATCGCCAGTGGCAACTTAGCAAGAGTAAATGAGGTTATGTAGGCTCGAGTCTTTATTCCGAACGCTCCGTTATCAAGTGGAAATAGGAACGTAAACGCACAAAAGTCATCGCCCAGCGACATATCACCACCAAGCGAACATGCCATTCCGTTATAATACTGCTTACGATGGGGTATGGTTTCCTCGTATGAAAAATAATATGTATAACCTTCCATCGGTAAACCGAACCTCTTAGCAAGAATATCGTTACGGGTAGCAGGTGCTTTCTCGGCACGCTCTACGTCAAGTTGATAAGCTTCATAGCTCACGGTCTTTCCTATATTAGGCTGAGCTTTTATCCACATCTCTGGGTTACCGACTTCATCAATGGAGTCAAGTTGATACCACCAGATAGATACATGAGGATTGATGTATTCACCTTTAAGGATATCCATCAATTCCATTTTGATTGTGTCGCCCGGGCCGTTACGGACTGTACCTTCTGAACTTACTGCTATGATCAGATAGTCATCATTCTTGGAAGCACCCTGTTCGAGTGCACCTATTACGTCTTCTCGAATATCGCCTGAAAGCCATTCGTCGACCGTATTGATACGGCTGTTAAGTCCCTGTAACTTGTCAATAGTCATGGGACGAATCTCGACAATGGATCCAGTAATGAAATTCTCGATACCCTTCTTTGTAGCTACAAGTTTAGGTCGACTAGCCTTCGAACCGGTAGTGTTATTGATAGATCCTTCTGTCAAGAAAGTATACAATGGCCCTCGAGATCTAGCCATGGCAGTTTTCATAGGCATGGTGACCTCTTCCGCCTGCTTCATCGTCGGGGCCGTGTGAACACCACGTGTAGTTGTAACGTCACAGCTTAAGAAGTAGCTCTGTATGTAGCTCTCATACTGCGATTTGGCCGCACCTCGTCCCACGATAAGGTATTGCTTGTTGACGAGTCTTTTCTTGACTCTTCGACGGACATAGTGACCGGTGTTATTTCTACCAGGTTTGTATACGTGCTTTTCAACGAAGTAATACCAACCAAACACCTGCTCTCCCCAGAGCTTAAACGTATCCAGAAGCTTAAGATCAGAACCATCTGTAAGAGTTAACTCATTCTCACAAAACTGTATCCATCCTTCAACCTTTCCCGGATCGTAATACACTCCCGGATTTCGAATCAGGTCATCTATGCGATTCATCTCCATCGAAATCTTCTGATTAACAGGTATCTCGCCGCGCATTACTGCGTCACGAAATTCACCGTAATACTTAGGAACGGCAGTGTTTGATAACCTACTCACTTCTTATCACTCTGTCCCTTCTTAGGATTTACAATATCCTGTCCTACGGCCTTGTTTATAGCGGTGCCGAGGGCATATGTTACCGCTTGGGTTCCAATATTCTCGAGTGACTTATCAAGTACATTCTTACCAATCTTACTGATCCAATCAACTGCACGCTTCTTCTTAGACGGTGCTGCTGCCATAGACTTTTCGAGATCGGCAAGAGACTGCTCGAGCTTAAGACGAGATATTCGGTTCTGTATCTCCTCATCAGTCATCTCGGAAACCTTTTTCTTCTTAGGAATCTCTTCCTCGATTTTAGATTTACTTGAGGAACTTTTCTTATGTCCTCCACGCAATCCGAGACTCTGGAACGGACGAAGACCGGAGCCCCATTTAAATCGTCCCGATCTACGAGGTTTGCCATAGTGGGCAATAAAATCCTCATAGGGCATATTCGTTATGGACGTGATATCCACTATGACTCCTCCTTTTGATAGAGTTTATCAGAGATAGCATTGATACGCCATTCAAGTTCGGCAATTGTCTGATCGAGGGCATCGACTGCACTACTATTTGTAGGCGGATCAAACTGTTTACGAACTTTGGCGGTGACATAAGACTTCACCAGGTTACAAGTCTTCTCGTCAGGTATAAGTTCGGTCCACGTTTCATTTATGCCAGTGACAAACATTGTGTTTGGCATGCTATCGCCGATCTGATCCAAGATAACAAGCACACTGTTTATGTACATAATGAGATCTGGATCATAGTAATCATCTTCTACGTTTCCAGTCAGAAACTTTCGCATTGACTGGAGGATGCTGTCAGTATTCATCGACGGCCTCCTATCTTGTGATCTCGTATCTCTACGTGATCGCGTTCAGTATAACCTATTACGCCATAATCGGCTTTGATGAAGTAGTACCTGTCTGACGATTTTGAGTAGTCTACCGTGACCATAGATCCTTCGGGGATTATACCAACCGTATAGGATGAGTCAATTGGTTTCACTCGAACAATCGTATTGAAACAGTTGGTAATGAAACCTGTAGCTACTTTTTGATCAGTCTCAGACAAGCTTTTACCTCCTCTTCCAGGGGCAAGTATCATAAGGTGTACGTTCTACCGGTCGGATATTGAGTTGATCCAGATTCCCGTAATGTATGGCCTTATGTGTTGCTACCCTAACTGATATGAGGTACTCTGGATCCATAAGGAACCTCGTACCTTTGCGAATATCATCCATAGTAATCGGATTCATGTGATGGATTATGATCATCTCGCCAGGAGCAAACTCATGACCTTCAACACCTAAGTCGCAACCCATGTCGCGGGTTATAACTTGCGGCCGGACAATTGACCATTCCCTTGAGTGATAAAACATCTGATTAAAGACCCTATCTACACCAAAAGTATCACTCGCTACGACTCCAGGAAGCTTCAAATATTCGAATCTCTCCTCAAATGTAGAGAGTTGAGATAGTTCAGTATAACTCCTGATCATCTTCATCATCGTTTCCACTGTATCTTCGCATAGCATCGATTACCTTTTGGAACAGTTCTTCATTCCTTTTCTCGGACTTTATGGCCTCGGTCTTTGCCCTAAGAAGTTTGTTCTCTTCTTCAAGCTTTTCTCTTTCGAGCCGATCTCGAGACCCGGCCATTTTTAAGTAGTGGGTAATGACCTGCGACGATGCGGTGCCATCCCTTAGCTGCTGTTCGGCACGGTCTACTGCTAACGCAATGAGCTGTGCTTCACGAGCTTCAGGCGTATATGCTGGGGTCGTCTCGTAATTTACATCATTACCGTTAACTTTACCTCGTCTCAAAGTGTTTTCCTCCTTAAGCCCTAGTAGGAGATTGCACGTACTCGACACCTATTGAAAGGAGAAAGTTAAGTATCGCCTGCAACCTCTTACTAGGGCTTAAAAGTGATTTTAAGCAAACCTCCCCCGGGGAATTTTT